AGGTACTCGACCTTTTTTCAGGCATAGGCGGCTTTAGCCTTGGACTAGGGCGCGCAGGAATGCAGACGGTTGCATTCTGTGAAATCGACCCGTTTTGCAGGCAAGTCCTGAAAAAGCATTGGCCCCATGTGAAGCAATACGACGATGTGAGGACACTAACTGGTGAGCAAGTTACGCGAGAAGTTGGACCCATATCAGTGTGCGTTGGGGGATATCCTTGCCAGCCATTCTCTACAGCCGGGAAGCGAGGAGGCGCGGAAGATGACCGTCACCTCTGGCCTGAGATGCGTCGGCTTGTCGAAGAACTCCGGCCCTCTTGGGTCATTGGAGAAAATGTTGCTGGGCACATCAGTCTGGGCCTCGACCAAGTGCTTTTTGACCTGGACGCACTCGGCTACGCCTCAAGGGCGCTTGTTATTCCGGCTGTCGCCGTCAACGCCCCACACAGACGAGACAGAGTGTGGGTTGTTGCCAACGCCTCAAGCCTCGGACTGGAAAAACAGGGGGGGGGTGGGGAAATGCGAGCGTTCAACGCAGGAAGGAAATCGGCAAGCAAATCATGCTGTCGATGGTTGCCGGTGGCCCGCTGAACCCCGTGTGGGTCGAGTGGCTCCAAGGCTTCCCCAGCGGGTGGACAGACTTAAAGCCCTCGGAAATTCCGTAGTCCCCCAGGTTGTTGAACTTATCGGACGCGCAATAATGGAGGCACAGCGTGAGCAAGACAGTTGATGATTTGATTGCGGTGTTTGAAAAGGCCCGCGCTGAAGCCGCGCCGTTTCCGCAGCATCACGAGGACGGCTTGTACGCAGGCGTCACCGCTATTGTACGGGCGCTGCGGGATGAGTTCGCCGATGCCTACGAGCGTGGCTATGCTACGCACGATTTACGAAGACGATTATTTGCAGTCGAAGTTCAGCAAAGCACTGGGAGGTGACGCATGAGCGCCAGGGATGTGATTGCAGAAGTTATCTGCGGGAAATACCTAAGCCCCAGCGAGGGGACGTATGACAAGGCTGACGACATGTTACGCGCCCTAGACGCTGCGGGGTATGCGGTGGTGCCGACAGTGGCGACAGATGCGATGGTAGCCGCTTGTTGTGAAACGGCTGCGGTCACGATGACAACAATGTCGATGTCGTGGACGCGTGAAGACGCAATGATGAGCATAATAGGAAATTTTGACGAAGCCGCAGTATGGGCCGCAATGCTCACAGCATCGAAGGAAACCCCATGAGCGAGTTAGTCGAGAAGGTGGCGAGGGCAATGAATGAGGGTGAGGATGGCGACCTATCACCCACCGACAAATGGCTCGCCCGCGCCGCCATCGCTGCCGTGGCTGAGTGGTTCGATACTCAGGGTGACGAGCAGTGGTATCCGGGCGAGAGATTGCGCGAACAATTGGAGGGAATGAAATGACAAACCCAATACTCTTAGGAATGGCGTGCGAGTACACGCGGAAACTGGAGCCATGTTCAGACTTGAGCGGGTTTGACCAGACCAGCGCAATGAAAGCCGCCCTTCTCTACCTCGCCGACAACGTGAGCGACGAGATGAGCATTGCGGCTGTCGTTGATTGGCAGAACGACAAAAGCGGGGAGACGCTGCAGGAGTGGTTACAGTCCGCCATCTCCGCCGCCCTTCGCGCTGCTGCGGGTTCTACCCCAACCCCACCGGAGGTGAAGTGATGAGTGATTATTACAAACTCTATCAAAAGTACGCGGACGAGGCTGACAGGCTGGCGTTGCTAGTGAGGGATCGGGACAGGCTTGTGTCAGAACTTGAGGCCGAAGCGGAGAGGCTGAAGGGGGTGCTGGCCCTGATTGCAGTTGTCGATCAGGGATGCGGCGGGAACTTGACGCCAACTGAAATGGCCACAAGCGCAATGCGTCAGGCCCGTTCAGCCCTTGAGGCAAAGCCATGAGCGTTACAGAAGTAGCCAACGACTTAGTTAAGCGGTTGCGCGACGAAAGCGGCGGATGGGCGTCTGACCACGCACTTGAGGCTGCACACGCCATTGAGTTGCTAGTGTCCCGAGTAGCCGCACAAGAGATACTAATCAGCCACCTGAGAGGGCGCGGCGAAAGGTTCCGGCAGAGATTGATAGAGCACTTCGATGACGGCAACCATATCCTCATCAGGAGAAAGCGGCGCGGGGATGACTACACAGTGGTGGACATAGGGGCAATCATAGCAGAGGCCATCCGCTTAGCGGATGTGAGCGAATAATGAGCGGGGAACCATATCCATATCACCCCAATTGGAACGCCTTTATCTACCCAACAGCGGGTAGGTCTGCGTGGCAGTGCCCGGGATGCAAGACGTGGCACGCGCCGCACGCTGACAAGTGCGAGTGCCAGAAGGTGGCCAAGCAGCCGGAAACAAAGCCATGAGCGCCCCCTACTCAGTCGCCACGCTAGCCGCCAGGTGGGGGTGTTAGATGGACAACTTGTCTAAAGCCCTTCTTGGGCTGACGCTGGCGCTTTTGGTCGCCCGGACAGCATCCGCTGAGAGTTTATTTGGCCTGCTTGGCGATCTCGTGCTGTCGCTAAGTTGGGTCGGTTACGGTGTCTTTCACCTTGGCAGAGATCACGGGTGGTGGAGATAATGCAACGCCGCCCCTCATACTCTGAAGCCGACCTTCGCAGGGCCATGAGGGCCGCGCGGAAAGAAGGCTTTCAGGTGGTGGAGTTGACGCCCACGCCGGAGGGGTTGAAGATAGTCGCCCGCGTTCAGGATGGGGACGAGCGCGAGGAAGTGGGGAAGCTGGATTGATGCCACGCCGTTCATTCAAGAACGTGTCGAAGTTCACGGACATTCGGGGGAAGGTGCGCTGGAGGTTTCGGCGCAAGGGGCAGAAGGCGGTGTATCTGCCGGGGGGCTATGGCTCACCTGAGTTCATCAGGGCCTATGAGGACGCGGTTGCGAACAGGCCCGCCCATGCGTCACAGCGGGTATTGCCGGGGACCATTGCCGAGCTGGTGCAGGGCTACCTGTCCAGTTCCGACTATCGGCTATTGGCTGACAATACAAAGCGAACCTACCGCTACCACCTGGAACGCTTCAAGAGGGCGAACGGGGAGAAGTCCAGCAAGCAAATCACGCCCCACAGCCTGCGGGACAAGCTGGACGGGATGGCAGACAAGCCAGCCACGGCCAACATATTCCTGAAGGTCATGAAAGCCATGTGCCGGTATGGGACCGAGCGTGGCTTGCTGAAGGTAAACCCAACCACGGGCGTCAAGCGCTTGAAGGACAAGACGGACGGGATAGCTACGTGGTCAGATGTGCAGATAGCGCAGTTCGAAAAGCGCCATTCGGTCGGGACCAAGGCTAACCTTGCCTTGCGGCTCCTGCTCTACACCGCACAGCGCAGGTCTGACGTGGTGAGGTTGGGCAGGCAGCATGAGAAGGCCGGAGCCATCCACATGAGGCAACACAAGACCGGGGCTTGGCTCATATTGCCCATTGTGCCTGAACTGCGGGAAGCATTGGACAAGACCACAAGCGAGGGGTTGACCTACCTTGTGACGGAGTTCGGCAGACCCTTCAGTCTGGCAGGGTTCGGGAACTGGTTCAGGGACCGATGCAACGAGGCAGGGCTAAGGGGCCTCAGCGCCCACGGCTTGAGAAAGGCCGCTGCACGGCGCATGGCCGAGGCTCAAAAATCAACGCACGAAATCATGGCGATTACGGGCCACAGGTCGCTTGCCGAGGTCGAGCGATACACGCGCGCCGCAAGCCAAGAAGCCCTTGCCAAGACCGCCGCCACGGGCCTGAAGCGGGAACAATAGTTGGCTAACAAATGAGCCTGTTAGCCAATTCTTCACCTAAGCCACTGAAATCACGAACATATATTTTAGGTTGGTGAGCCCAGATGTAAGCGACTTGTCGTTGTGCATCAACGGCTTACGCTGGCTAACACGAAATCTCAGGGCCTTGAGTTCATTGGCAGAATTCAGGAATGGCTAACGTGTTGGGCGCATGATGCCCGTGCTTCAAACGAAGCGACCGCGCGAGGGATTGCAGTCCCAACACGCGGTCTAACGCACACACGAGGGTCTAGCTCATGCGTAACGCTGCGCTTTGCTTATTCATTTTTTCCGCCGCCATCAACACCGTCATGGTCCTGTTGGGCCTGGTGCTTATCGCGATCTGGGGGACCACCCCATGAGCCGGGTCATCAAGCGCCCCGCGAATGGCTGGGACCGTAAGCCCAATCACCTGCTGCCCGACCTGTTCTGGTTCGTCGGGTTCGGGTTCGGGTGGGCTTGCTTCTTCAATTGGATGGCGGCTGCGCTTGATGTCGTAGTGTCAGCGGTGTAATCTTTAACCGTGGCTATGACGGTGGCGCTCACGCTTAGCGCGTGGGTGCAAGCCGAGAATATCAAGACCTGCCGACCAGCGGCCACGCGCCCGACAGGCAGTCCGGGTTGATCGCCGGGCTTTGACAACCCCCAAGACCCCGTCACTGCTTGCATACGGACTTGGAATATAGACCCCAGCGACAGCCGAAAGGTCCTCGCTGGGGTTGCCAGTTTGGCGTCATAGCTCAATGGATAGAGCACGGAGATTCTACCTCCGGTGTTGTGGGTTCAAGTCCTGCTGACGCTGCCATATCGCCGATATCGGGCCGCTTCTCCACTTTCGACGGGAGAGAAGCGGCCTTTCCGATTCGATTGGATGGCGGCTGCACTTGATGTGCTGATGGCGGGGGTGTAATCTCTGCATCGCCTGTGCAAACGGCCTACCAAGCCGAAGCCGTCACTCGAAAGGGTGGCGGCTTCAGTCCGTTTTAGGGGCGCACTGCTCCAGCCACCAGCCTTGGAGCGCCGTGTGACGGCTTCTCAGGGCCTCAAAGCGTCCTATGTCTTGGGCATAGGCTTCGACCAGTACAGGGAGCGGTATAGGCTCTGGCAGGCTTCTAGATGCATCAAGGGGCGGCTCTGCCAGTAGCAGGCTGGGTGGCGGCTGCTGGCATGGCACCCGCTCGGAGGTCACGCAGCCCGTTAGAGACAGGAGCAGCAATGCGGCAGTCAGGCTTGTCTTGTACATATTCGCGTACAGTCTTGGTGACAATTCGCACGCCGGTTCCGATGCGTGCCTCGGCTTCTGATAACTTGACTTGGAGGGCAAGGCGGTCAGCGTCCGCCCTGACCCGTCTCTGCAACTCGTTACGCAGCTCGAGTTGCAGCACTTCTGCTTGGGCGGCACGAATGCGCCACCCATTGGCATTCCACCCCAGAATGAGCAGGGACGCAGCCACGAGGCCCATCCCTGCTATCTTGAGATAGGTGAGCATTACTTCTTGGCCGCGATATTCGCCGGCTGGTTAGCCGCGCCAATACCGAGGGCCGCGAGAACCGTCGCATTCACCCAGTCCGGGATCGTGATGATGAAATCAACGCCGAGAGTGGGAGCCGCCGAGTTCCAGGCAGCGACGATGGCCAAGAGCAAAGCAGCAACAGCCGCCGCCTTGGTCTTCACGCCCGGGAACCAGTTCATGGCCTGAATGATGATGTTGAGGTAGGCTTGCATGTGTTTCTCCTGTCAAAAGGGAAAGGGGAGCAGTCGCCCGCTCCCCACCCGTCAATTAAAGGCCCCTAGTCGGATCACTCCGTTGTAGGAGTACCGACTACGACTGAGGCTGCTTCAGGGGAGGCGAGACCGTCGAAGTCACCCAGCGAGAACGCCAGTTCCTTCACGCCTTCGCCGAGATCCACATCCGCCGTGCCCGAGACAGAGGCCAGACCCACGCCGCCAATGTCGAGCAGGGCGGAGAAGCCATCGGCGCCGTCCGATACCACTTCGACAATAGTACCAAGCGTGGTGGTGATGACCGGGAGACCATCGACCTTTGCTGCATTGCCGGCGTTGTCCTTGAACGAGAACGGAACGCGGGCCTTCTTTCCAAACGGAACTTCGAATGCCATGTGAGTACACTCCTTGCTTTTAGGATTGGGGGCGCATTCATTCGCACGGAGCGTGTGCGCCATTCGCTCCGGGTAAGGTAATCTCTTGGCGTCAACTGTTTGTGAAATGACGCCGGGTGAAGTTTGAAACTTCTATGATCTGCGGTTGTAACGAGGGCCGACAGCCACGCCCCACCGTCTATAGATCCTGCCGCTGGTCTCTATGTCGCGCCAGCTAGCTATGAACTTGTCAGCGTCTAGCCACCGTCGCTGCCGCCGAGAAGAAGGGTCCACGAGGCAAATACGAGCATCGCGAATACCAACAACCACACTATAGTGACCATGGTCCCACGATCTCCCTAGATCCGTTTCTGATGGCTTGTGAGGCCATGCCTGATAGGCAACGATAACGGGCCATCCCCTCTCAAGATAAGACTTGAGGAGGCTGAGTGTCATGCGCTGCTGCTGCTTGTGTGAGTATCTGGACTTCCTGAGAAACTTCGCAATTCCAGATGGGCTCAGTCCGTCTTCAGGTGTTGTCCCTGTCCTTCGGATGAGTGTCTGCTCATCCAATGTTTTCCCGTGAAACTGTAGCACCATTGAGATGCAAGCGGGGCCACACGAATAATTTGTTGTCTGCCGGATGTGCGTGACATCCAGCATGTCACTCGCCTTGCATCAGTTTTGAGGCAGCGACTCCAATTTCGTAGAGATGGCCGTCTAGCTCCGAGCCAGTCTTTCCCCTCGCAGTGACAAATACCTCAAAAGGTATTGTCCAATTCCCGAGGTGGTCCTGCTTGAACCCAACAGAGACGGCAAATGGTCCAATCTGCTCGGTCACCGTAAAGCGACGATCCGGGATCATTTCACCACCCTCACTGCACCCTTCGGCGCTTCTCCCGTCTCGAGGAGGGTGGCTAGACCAGCAATATACGTCAGGGTGGAATCCACGAGGGGAACGCTTTCCCCGTTATGGACCAGTTGAGCCGCCAGGATGCGGCAGGCTCTGGCTGAGAGGTCACCCCCTGCAGTCAAAGCAAACGGCATCGGTTCGGTCTGCAGCGTGTATGTCACGTTCATATCTTCATCAATCATGATCGACCCTTATCCGCCTGATTGTCGTGAGGCCCCATCGCGGGTGTGTCCACCACATGGTCTGGGTGGGAGGTTCCGGCTCGGCACGTAACTCGCTTTTGGCGTACTCGCTGAAGCCGGCAAGACATCCATTTGCAATTCCGTTTGGAAGTTGCATGGCAACGTGGAAATGCCCTGTGAGAACGTAATCCACTGGGCGGCCCATGCGCGCTAGCTGGGCACGACATTTATGGATGCCCCGCGCTATGGTGCCCGAGCTTCCTATGAACCCCTGCCCCCCTCTGGAGCCGATGCGATCTCCATGGGTCAGGAGGTAGTGTGTGTTGAAGATGCTGAAGTAGGCATCGCCTGATGCTGGGGCGCAAAACGTGATGCGGGTTTCCCCTTTGGCCTTGAAGTAACTCTCAATTGCCCAGATCGCGAGGTAGTCATAGGAGAGGGCTACAAATCTCTTGGCCCTTGGCTTGAATGTAGTCCTGTCATGATTGCCCGGGACTGAGTAGACAGTGATTTTAGGCACTACCTTAAGCAGTTCCTCCAATCCCCTGATCTCTTCCTCAGCCACCATTTGGGTCTGTTCGGTCGGGACCGTGTCTTGGGTTTCTGATAGGTCGGCGTGAATGTCGCCGGATACAGCATCCCCTCCCCGAAGATAAATGAACCCAGGATAGTCCATCTTCGGGTTCTCGCGCTCCATCAGTTTGATGCTTGTCTTGATGAGGCGGCGGTATCTTTCCCGGAATATGGTCGGGTTGTAATCGTTCGGGAAATCAATCTCACTTGAGCGGATGACCTCCCCGGCTTGAAAGTCAGAGGTAAACAGGGTCGGGATTTCAGGTTGGGATTTACCGTTTGATTTCGGCACCTGCCATTGGGGGATGGATAGCTTGTCAGGCTGCAGGTTAAACACCGACTTCCTGATGTCTTCCAACTTCGACGCATACTCGAGTGCATCGGTAAGTCGTTTCTGGAGGTCCGCGACTTGGTTCCTGGTCCTGACCGTATCGGGCGTCTGCTCGGATATTTTAGCGGCTTTAGACCCCTGATAGAGTTTCCAGTTTGGAGGTGGAAAACCTAGAACCTTAGCCCTATTGACCGAGTTCTGGAGGCTTGCGGGACCGATCTTGAGAGCAGCAGCAGCAGCGGCAATCGCTCCTTTGATATGTTGCCCCCCGGTTCCCGGAGGCGGGTGGCCTTTTCTTAAAGCGTCTTCAATAACAGCCTTTCGGCGCTTCCATTCCGTCAGATTGAGCGGAGGCGTTGGCACGATTTCACCTTTTACCGTTCGGGGTAATTGGGGCTATGTAAGGGAGAGAAGCTTGTAAAATAGCGCGAGCGGGAAAAACGCGAGGATGCAGAAAACGAGACTTGGTGCAGTCCAAAGCCAGTCCATCTGCCAGAGGTCCCAGTTTTCTATTTTTCTATAGAATATGCGCTCGCTAGCCTTCTTGGTGTTTCTGGGCACGTCACTGGCCCAGTGTAAGTTTGACGCCAAAGTATCCCGCCATGGCGCCCAGCACGCCCACGACGCTCGGCAGGATGACGATGAGCCACTTGGCTCCCTTACCCTGGTTCAATATCGCCGTGAGCATTTCGACTTGCTCCCGGAGTTTTGTTACCTCGTTACTCAGGGCCGTTACAGTGCCCCTCAGTTCGCCTACGTCTCTGTGAAGATCTGCCGCTTCAGTCATCAAGATAAGTCCCTGAGTTCGCTACGCTTCGGATGTGGAGATTGGGGAGGAATTTACGGGAGGGATTGGCCCCACCCATTCAGGCTGGATGAGTTGGGACGTGGGCCAGCGATAGGCCACGACGCGGTCCATGGAGAATGAGGCGACGGACACGCTATCGGATTGATTTCCCCCGATGACTTGAATCAGGCGCTTGGCTCTGTCAGTCGCGAGATAGAACGCAACGTGCCCTTGCCATGCCGTGGGAGGTCGAGAGAAGACAACCACGCACCCAAGAATGGGAGAGTTCAATTTCCTTCCCCATGCTTCATAGGACCGGGCATTTGCTTTTCCTGAGTTGGGGACGTTTGCACGCTTGAGCATGGCTCCAACAAACGCAGCGCACCATGGGACTTCGTCCTGTCCGTCTGCGACCGAGGCTAACCCGGCATCATTCCAATACTTGATGATACGCGGGTTGTCTCCGTCCCCGGACACTTCCTTCACTCCCAGTTCGCCGCGTGCGTGACTGAGCCAGATTGGATCGACCATGTTCTGTTGCCTTACGTATAAGCAAATGTGATGCGCCCATTGGCGCCGTTGCCGCCAACATTGGACCCGCCGCCGCCACCACCGCCGGGTGCTGTTCCGGCCCCACCATCCCCACCACCACTGCCGCCCGTGCCGCCACCGCCACCGTTAGGAGCATTTCCACCATTGCCGCTATTGCCCCCACCCGATCCATTTGCACCGCTCCCGCCTGCGGTGTTTGTGTCACCACCCGACGCCCCGCCACCCGCGCCGCCCGTCGCTGTCTGCGTTGCAGTGCCGCCGTTGGCGTTAAGGCTAATCGCGCCGCCGCCCACCGTCCCCGTAACGGTTGATGATGTGCCGTTTGTGGCGTCGCTGGCCGTTGCGCCACTTTCACCATTGCCGGCATTTCCGACGCTATAAGCGAGGTTGTTTCCCCATTCGGAAGAGTTGATGGTTTTGGTGATGATGACATAACCACCAGACCCGCCGCCGCCGCCGCCAACACCAACAGCACCGCCACCGCCACCGCCACCCCAGCAGGTGATAACGACCTGTGTGGAGTTGGTCGGGATTGCATCATTCCCCGATCCGCTGTTGTAGGTGTTGGTTACAGGCGTGAACGAAACACCACCCGCAGCAAACCCGATTAGTTGATTGACTTGGAGGCTCATGGATCAATCATCCACATTCGAGTCTATGGTGTAGAGAAGCTGGATGCCGATCAGCTTGGCATCAACGCCAAGCGTATCCCCGCCATCCGACACCGTGCGATTGATCTGGAAGTAGCAGATGTCGCCAACTGCGGGGGTTCCAGCAATTGTGATTGCCGAACTCTCAGGGCCTACGTGAACATCAAGCGCAGCGATGAGTGTGTCGCTCGAGGTCTGGGCAGTTCCAAACGCAGTATCAATCGCGTCATCGTTTGAAAGGGCGACGCCCTGAAGGCCCCACACCACACCACCCGAACCAGAAGCAGCAGTCCAGAAGGGGATGAAGGTTACAGTCCCTTCGTTCCATCCCTTTGGAAAGGCCACCGTGAACTGGGCGAATTCCTGGGTGGTGGTGTCGAAGTCGAGAGTTTTATTCATCACCTTGTTGGTGGTCGATTCCGTAGTCCCTGATGCAGCGCCGTTTGTCGTGCGCGCTGTCATCGCCCCTGCCGGAACCCACACGGTCTGCTTGCCAATGCCGATACGGTCGAGGCGAACTTTCTTGTAGGCAGATGCAGAGGCATCAAGGGTGGCAAGGTAGTCTGTAGAAGCTACGGGGGACGTGTCCTCAGTCGCGTTGTTGATTGCGTTGTACCAGAGGTCTGAAACAGTGACCTTGTTCCCCGCGTTGCTTTCCGAAGCATCGGCAAATGGAATGAGGTCTGCAATAGCGCCACCGCTAGTATCCGTCGTGAGAAGTTGAAGCCCATTGATGAGGAGGTTATCGACCGTCACCGTCTGCGCCGCGTTGCTCTCGCTGGCATCCGAGAAGATGAGTTTATCCCCCGTTGCCCCGCCTGTTGTATCCGCAGTCAGATTGGCAAGGACATTGGTGAACAGGTCTTGAACTGTGACCTTGTTGGAGGCGTTGCTATCCGAGGCATCTACGAAGGGGATGAAGTCTGCAACCGCTCCGCCCGTAGCATCAGTCGTGAGGCTGTTCAGGTCGGTGGCGTAGAGTTTGGGGTTTATGTATTCGAAGTAGGTTCCATCGTAGACAAGCCAGAGCGTATCCCCTGATGTAATGTCTCCCGCCGCCAACGCAGCCTGATGCTTGCGGATGGTTTTGGCCCCAAGCGCGTTGATATTGATAGTTGGATTGGTGACTGTATTTGTACCCGGTGCAATGATCTGAACCACCATCCCCGCTGTGTAGGCAGAGGGTGCAGGTGTAACTGTCCCCGTCATCGCATCGCCCGTTCCGCCGGGAGATGCGGCCTTCCAGATGGTTCCGTCCTGGATCTCCGCTACCCGCCCGTAATGGCTGCGAGACGTAGCAGCGCCTACGTTTGTGTGCCGGAATGTCCCCATGGGAAGGTTGGCCGAAGGCGTGGTCTGCCCATCAAGGGTGACGCAGTTCTCCAGACCGTCCACAATTCCGTCAAATTCGGCGTCCATCTCTGTAGCGCCGATAATATTTGTGGGAGGACCCGCGTCGCGACGTGCTACCCACGAGTAAAGACGGGTGAAAACACCACTACCGTTCCAAGGAATGGCCGTAACTCCTCTATACTGGATTATGTTTTTTGGAAGATCGACAGGGAGAACCGCATGTCGAAACGAGAGATTTACTCAGCGTGCATCTACGGATGCCTGAGCCTTCTGGCTCTTGCATTCGGTGGTCTATGGGGGCTGATCCTGATGAACGCGGGGTTCTGGATCAGTGCAATAGATCTGGGATGGATTGACGATTACTTCGACCGAAAGCCGGAAGAGGCAATCGAGCCCGAACCCAAGGAAGAGCTACCGCCCAATGTGGTGAGGCTGCCCGTCCGTGAGTTCAAGAAGACAGCCTAGAGGCCGGGAACGTATGGGGCTGCTGCTTGACCCGCAGCTTGCGTTCCAGTGACCACGGCGCCACCGCCATAGGTTCTGGTATTCTCGTTCCCCGCTCCTGCTGCGCCTACTCCCTGCTGGATCTTCTGCATCCTTTGAGCGGCGGCGTAGTGCTTGTTCAGTAGTGCGAGACCAGCCTTCACCTCTGCCGGGTCTGTAGAGAAGAGGAGGCGGACAATCTCCGCCCGCGTCTTTTCTCCGATCCCATTGAGCGCCCCCATGAACCGGTTCCACCCGATGGCGTTGAGAAGAGGAGTAATGGAACCACTTGCCATTGACCTTCCCAGACCCGTAGCAGCCTCGGGAGACATGGCCGCAATTCCCTCATTCAGATCCGCCTGAGCCGCTGTTCGTTGTGCTGTGGGTGAGCCCACATTCACATCCCCATACGTCTCATACATCTTGTTCTCGATGTCGTATTTCTTGGCGAGTTCGTTGTACTTGTCTTCACCCAAGACCTGCTTCATGCGGTCGCGCTTTGCCTTGGTGCCAAAGATGCGATTGACCACGTTGCCCTTGTCGGGCGCACTCTCAATCTGCTCCTGCACCTTCTGCATGTAGCCTTGGCGGTAGAACTCCTGCTCTGATTTGGAGAGGCCGGCGAGGTCTTTCTGAATCTGATCCGGGTGGGCGTTGACGGCCTTGCGTCCGTTCTCGAGCGCCCGCTGATTGGAGGCGTGCCCGGCGTAAATCTTTCTCCCCGTGGCATAGTCAGGGGAAAGGTTATCCATCTCCCGGAGCCACTGGTTCTTGAGGGTGGTGAGGTTTCGCGCTGCTTGGTTGTTTCCAGACCTGACCGCGCTATCGATCATGTCATCCAAGGCCATCTTTCCATAATGCATGGCCTTCATCGTGTAGCCGATGACATTCCCCTTGGCATCCGTGATGACCAACTCGGACATGGGAATGCCCTCGTCCTGCGCCATCTTCAGGCCCTGATTGATTGCCTGCTTTCCAGAGGGGCGGTTCGTAAGCTCGACCACCTTCTTCCCTGTGACCGGCTTGTTTCCTGAGAACGCCTTGTCGTAGTGGGGTTTTGCCTCTGCCGCTCGTTGAGCCGCAATCTCATCCGCTGTCTGAACGAATGAGCCGGGTGGTTTACCCAGCGCCTCCTGCATATCATCAGACACACGAGACCCCATCGCCTCCTGCCTGTTCTTGAGGAACTCTTGTGCCCTGTCCCGACCAGAGCCTGGCATCCGTGCTGCAGCCGTTCCCGCGTCCTTTACCGAAGTAGGTGCGATATCGACGGGGGCGACTGGCTTCCCCCCAGCAGCGGCTCCTGCATACTCATCTGCAAACTCGTCGATTGTCTTTCCCGAGGCTAGGAACTTCTCAGCCAGATACCGCGCGGCCTTGTCTTCAGGCTTGCGGAAGAGGTTGAGGAGTTTCTGCCCGCCCTTGGTAGCAGCGGGGCCTGCTACACCAATGGCAGTGCCCAAGACAGTGTTAAGAGCCAAGCGACCCATATCGTCGCCAATAACCCCCACCCTCTTCCCAAGCCCGCCCGTTGCATCGCCAGATGCGGCAATCTCTCCAGCAAGACCGCCTGTAATGCCAAGGGCACCTATGGTTTCGACTGTCTTGCCAATGTTTGAGGTGGGGGCGGCTGCGATTACTCCCGCCACGCCCTTTGGTGCCGTCTTGCCGGCAGCCTCAGCCACAACCCTGGCGCTTGGCGCTCCGAGTGCCGCTCGCCCACCCCGGATAAGCCCTTGTGCGCCCTTGTAGAGCCCCGTGAAGAGGGGAGTGCCCCCAGCGAAACCAGCCGCACCAGATCCGATATTTGCGGCGGACCAATCGTCCTCGAGATCGCGATAACGCTGGTGCTTCTTTTCTGCATCGGCGAGTTTCTTCTCGTAGTCACCGTCAAAGAGGGCGCCACCACCAGCCACAACCTCATCGCCATAGCCAAACAGCATATTGTCGAGAAGGTTCAGGGCGTACCCCTGCCGCCTCTCACCAAGATCACGGTCATCCCCGGGGCGGTCATATCGCTTCCGGTTAGTCTCGACCGTCTTCATGTTCTCGTCGTATGAGCCTTCTCCCATGAGAACGCCGCCGGCTGCTAGAACTTCGTCTGGAACCATGCCCCCAATGGTATCCCGCCCCCACTCGGCCCATGTGCGCTCTGGCCGCTCTATATCCGGGTCCATCATCATGAGGTCTTCATCGGACAGGGCGGTAGACTGGATGAGTTCATCATCCGACATGGCCTTTGCCGTGCGCTTGGCGTTTGCGGCTTTCTGCTCTTTCGTGGGGATGTAGGGCATTACTTCGGAATCCATCCTACCTTGCCTGAAGCATCCCTGCCCCAGACGAATGATTGACCGTTAGGCGCCTTGTATTCTGTCTTTCCAATGATGCGCTTTTCCTTGGGGGGAAGAGCGACCTTGGTCCCTGATGGGCGTGGGGTGGAAGGTGCAGAGGGATTCGATCCCTTGCCACCCGAGGGTGACGGCTCCTCTCCGCCCAATGTTGCCGGCGCTCCAAATGGCTCCGGCGTCTCGCCTCTCGCCTTGGCCTGACGCACATATTCTTCGTAGTAAATCCGCGCCTGACGCTGCTTGCGTGTGTAAAGATCACCAAGGATCTTCTTCATGACTTCTGGGTTTTGAAGTGCAGAACCAGGATCGCCACCCAACGCCTTCAGCACGCGCACCGCGTCATACTCGGTCATGACACCGGGGCCAACGATGGTGGTTCTGAACAGACCGAGCAGGGCTTGGATCTGATTGTCGGCGGAGAGTTTGTTGAATTCGTCTGGCGTGAGGGTCTTCCCACCCCAAATGATCTGTTTGGCCTTGGCGGCGACATCAATGGCCCAACGATTGACGCCCGTTGGAATGTCTTTCACCGTCTGGAAGTATGTATTCAATGCTTCCATGCCGTTGACTTCGTTCTGATAGTCCTGCCGCAGCTTGACGTACTGCGAGGGTGTCATCAGTTTTGGAGCAGGGCCGCTTGCCTTGCTCACCCGCTTCCACCCACCATCGACCTGATAGTACAGTTGGCGGTCGTTAGGATTGAAGTAGGTGGAGACGGGCTGTCCGTCGGGACCTGCAATCGTAGGTCCTGGCTTTACCTGCCACTTTCCTCCGGGGCCGGGAGTCTTGTACACGGGATCTGGCGCACCGCCTTCAGGAGCCGGAGCCTCACCAGAAGCAGGTGCGCCACTCTCAGGAGAAGGCCCGCCAGACACCTCGACAGGCTCTGGTGCTGCCGGATCGTACCCTGACCCATCATCGGACCCTTTCCACCGTGGATACGGATCGCCCACGTTTTCCCATTGCTTTGTCTCTGCGTTCCATTGCTTGGTGACAGCCATCCCGCCTTCATAGAAGGTGCGGGTAGTGGGCGCGTCACCCCCATCAGCAGCCGCAGCAGCCTTCCGCAGTTTGTAGTCGAGTGCCTTGTCCACCAACTCAGGATCACCGGACTTCATCCACTCGTCCATCATGGCGTCGAAGTTGCCGCCTGATTTCTCGAACCCGCCCGACACCATATCCCGCCGGCGCTTCTCTACTTGGGCCTGTTCGTCATCGGCCTTCTTGTTCATCCACGCGCCCGCGATCTGGGAGACCGCATTTGCCACCGCCTGCATCGGATGGTTCACTTCCATCTGCTTGCCCATGAGGGCTTCGGCGAGTTTGCGCCTTCTTTCAATGGAAGATGCACTTGGAAAGTCCCCCTCCGGCTGGTTGGGTTGGGGTTGGGCGCCCCCTCCCCCACCATCACCACCGAACATGCCGCTCCCCGTTGCTTCGGCGGGGGTGAACATGGACTGGACTTGTTCAATAGGCTGGGGCGCACCTACGCCACCCACTCCCTGATTGGGAAGTTGGGTTGGTGTCTCCTGCCCCCATTCTTCAGGGGCTACAAATCCGGGCGGACGTGTAGGCTGAAGGAACGGGTTTTGCCATGTTACGACCATATAGGGACTTCCTGATTACTTGCGACGCTTCTTCGACACTTCGTTGCCAACAAGGCCCCCAGCCCCGCCTCCAGCCGCAGTCACTACAGCGTTGGCAGCCAGCCGACCGCGCCGCATCTTGCCCTCGTTTCTCCAAGCCACGGATGCGGCTCCGGGCCCATCGGGATCACCCCCGCGATAGCGTATGGACTCAAGCTGGTTATCAGCCTGATCCGCTACCCTTCGATCTAAATTAGGGTCTGAAGAAAACCGCTCTTTGTACCTTCGGCCAAGGCGCCTTGCGATCAAGTTGGCTGCAATTGCCCCAGCAACACCGCCACCAAAAACATCGGGGTCTAGCGCCTTCTCAAACACGTCGCGGTTGTCTTCTTGTTTCTTGCTCATGGACTAACCCCCGAACGCGCGCTTCATGATGGCCTGAATGAGAACCTGACGCTTGCGCTCTTCTTCAGGATCTGAACTTGCAGAGACGGGGCCCTTCGGTCCCTGATTGACGCCCATGCCGCCCGGCTGTGCGCCTGGAGCATAAGGCATGTTCTCGACCGGAGGCTTGGACCCCGGCTGCGGGGGCTTCTCGGGCTTTACAAAGCCACGGGAGAACCCCTGACCGAACCCATCCGGTTCCTGATAGGGAAGCTGCTCAATACCCGGAGCGGGCATCCCCTGAGACGAGCCCAAGTCCTGAATGCCCGTCGGCTGACCCGGCTGGAACGCGCCCATGTTGAAGTCCGGCATCGGACCCGAGAACGGCATATTCTGCACGCCCGGAGCGCCGTCTGGACCGCCGAAGGAAGGACCGAGGTTCATCCCCGCGCCTACCCCGCCCTGACCACCCTGCGGCGGGGGCATACCCCCACCCTGCGGGCTCTGGAACATCTGCGCCATCAACTGCGCCTGCTGGTTGTTTCCGTAGAATGACATGAGTGCCTAACCTCCTGGCGGCTTGAACATTGGTGTGGTGCGTGGTGCAGGCTTTGCAGGGGGCGCCATGGGCCGTCCTGCGGGTGGCTTATAGCTACCCATTCCCCCACCTGCCGGGCCGCCCGCGCGGGCCATCACGGAGCGGATGAGCGCCGTCCTGCCGGGTGACATGCCATTGCCCTGCGGAGCGCCACCCACGGGCGCCTGTGGGGCGGGTGGTTGGGTCTGTGGAGCCGGGGGCTGTGTCTGGGGCATCGGGGCCTGACCACCGGGGCCATACGCCATGATGGGCGGTGCCTTTGGGTCGGGGCCGTAGATGGTATTCATATTGGTCGGGGGCGGAGCGGGAGGGGAAACCCGTCCCAGCATCTGAGGCTGCTTTCCGCCCGGAGCGGTAAACATGGGGTTCATGGGGCTCATTCTATTCCTCTACTCTCGATCTCATCATGGCGTTTACAAGTCTGACCCGTTCTTGGGGAACGGCTTCAACGGGTGGTACGGGAGGCTGTGTAATGACGGGGGGTGTTGTAGGCCCACCCGTCGTGGGTGTGGTTGGTGGAGTTGTTGGAGGTATAACGGGCGGGGTCACAACCGTCGGACCGGGAGGCTGTGTGATGGGTATGAGGGGTGGCGTTGGCTTCAGCATCCCCGCCGTCTGATAGGTCGGGAACTGGGGCTGCATCGTGATGCCCTGATAAGACCCAGAGACTTTAGGCATTGCGGCGACCCTCCAACTTCTTGACCTTGCGGGCTAGTTGCTGGGTCGCGGCCATGTTGACGCCCACTGCATCGACCACGGGGATCTCAGATCCATTCCCAAGACCGAAGAAGCCCTTGAAGTCTTGCGCCATGGGGCCGACGTGGCGCTGTTGGCCTCCATCGGCAACACCAGGTTTATACTCCCATGACTTGATCGGGATTTTCTCCACGCCCTTCAGGATGGAATTGGCCGGTCTTACATTCTGCTTCTTGTTCTTGTCGGAGATAAGCGCCGAGCCAAGTGACCCCACAATCGAACCGATGCCCGACCACATCGAACTGTTCTGCTGCTGACGCTGGTTGTAGGCCTGAAGCTGGGCGTTATACGAGTTCCAGATGTTCCCTTGTACGTCGGGAGCCTGAACGCCCTGCGTATAGATGTTCCCACCCTGAACGGTCGGGGTCTTGGGGCTTGCACCTAGGAGAGTGGCTACCCCCTGAGCGGGCGCATTGTACTGAAGCAAGGCCTCATTGGTCATCGCCTGACGTGCCTGCTGGGCCAACTGGGCGTTCTGGAGTTCCTCCGAGATGATGCCCTGACGCGCCGTCTGCTGGACCTGACCCTGCTGGAGTTGTTCGGCTATCGCTCGCGCACGTGCATCGGTTCCCAATCCATACATACGGGATTGTTCTTGTGAGCCTGCTGCCAATGCATCCGCTGCAATGCGCGACATCTGCTCGTTCTGCGAACGGTTGAGACGGTCCATCTCACCGTTGTAGGCCTCACCCGTAATGGGAAGGCCCCGATTAGCAAGCATCTGCTGGGTTGCCCGCGTCTGGTTTTCAAACTCAGGACGCAGGAGGCTCATGCCACGGTCGAACATGGTCTGCTGATAGGAGTCTCGATCAGCAGAGAAATCACCCGAACCCGGAGCGTTCGGAACATTCGACATGTTCAGCCCGTACATGTAGTCGGGCGCCCCGTTGAGATCCAACCCTGTCGTATAGCCTGGCAGATTGGTGGGAAGGCCAAAGGGGCCTGTAGGGACTGAAGCCGCAAGATTTGCAGCCGCATTGCTCAGGGTTCCCTGAAGCTGGGTCTGGGCGTCGAATGCGGCTTGCTGTTCAGGAGAGAGGCTCACCCTCTGTGCAATGGGTACTCCCTCGCTATCCTTATCAAACGTGATGTTCCCGTAGGGTGTGTACTGGGCGAGATTATTGAGCTTGGAGGATTCCTTCGCGGACTTGATATACGCATCCGCCTGCGCCTGGCTGGTCTTTACGGGATCGGGCGCTGCTGGAGCGCTGCCACCGGCCGACTTACCCATGAGTTACTCCTTGATCCACTTGCACTCATCCCGGAGCATTCCAAGGACAAATGCGTCGTTAATTCCGTCGTATGCTTTGCGGGCGCAACCTTCGATCTTGAAGCCTAGCCCTGTATTCAACTTCAATGCTCTTTCATTATTTGCCCCGATGATGAGCGTCATCCGTTCCAGTCCCTGCTGGACAAACGGATAATGAAAGAGGGCGGAGAGAACTCCCTTCCTGCACCACTTCGGGCTAGAGGCTGCAAACGTCAGTTCGCAGTCAAACTTCCTCCAACGATGATAGACAGCCCCACCGATGAGCCTGTCATTCTCCGCAATGCCGATGGTGGTGTAAGGGCCGAACTCCTCGACGCCCATCTTCTGGGGAAGGAGCGTAACAACGAATTCCGCTACTTCCTGTTCTTTCCCGAATACAAGACTCAGACGAGGCCGGCGGGCTTCATCACCATGCTTGAGGATCGCCAGCTTACGCCTTGGCTGGTCAGCGAGACCCGCAACCGCATCGAAGCTGAGTAACCCAGCCCGTTCACGCCTTGCCACCCTCTTACCGACTGGCTCGCTCCGCCCCATACATCTACATCCCATATTGCTTCGTCCCAGATACCGCCGCTATCAACGGCAGCCGTGGAAACGCTTGAGGTTGGAACCGAAATATCAAAGTCCGTCCCGATTGAAATCAACGCACCGGGATCGCTGACGGCTGAGAAGATAACCCGAGCCATCGTGAAGTTCTTCAGTCGATCACTTGATCCGAAGAAATTCCATGCTGTCTGGGCATCTCCCACAATGGCGGACCCATTATCAGAGTACCCATCGTTACACTTGTAGACCTTCCCGTCCGTTCCCCCTCCGTAGAGGTTATCGTTGAACAGACCGAAGATCGGGAAGTTCCATCCGGTGAACTTGCACCAGGATTGCGTGTCCGTATTCATCACGTGTTGGTCAAAGGCGGAGGTAGACCGTGGCACGTTGAAGATGAGCATTCGCCCACGGGGGTAGAATATGGCCTGCCAGCCCGTGTTGTCCCGGTAGAGGCGCATGGCCTCGGACACAGCAAGGGATATCTTGTCTGAAAGGTCTAACTGGCTGGGCTGGGTACGACCGAAGGGGAGAACCTTCGTGAGTGGAGTGTATGACCCGTCTGTAATAGCAATCAGATCAGAGCCAAACTGAACGAGGCTGGAGTTGCCAATCGGAGGGCCAAGGTAGAACGTACCCACGCGAGACCAATCCGTAGACGATCCCGGATCAGACCCCTGATAGATAATCACTTCACCCGACGAGAGGAAGAACGCGATCAGGTCATCCTGTCCCGTACCGCCATCGCTTGTGATTGTACCAATCGCCTTGAGCACACCACCGAATGAACCCGTGTACTTCAGCGGGAACTTGGTGAGGCTTCCCGAGATTGCTTGGAGTCCCGCATACCAGAAGTTCAGGGTGTTCTTTTCAATGAAGAAAAGACGTTCCTTGAAGACTGCTACATCGGAGAGATTGGTAACGGTAAGCCCCGACCCCGACCATGAGGTGGAGGTTAGAGTTGACCCATCATAATCTTGAGGGGCGTCCGTTCCATTGACAAGGAACAACCGCTCGGAGAAGTTCACCCACTTCCATCGGTTCTGGCTGAAGCCGGTTCCAATTGTGGAGGGTGTAGATGTGGAAACGTCGATAAGCTTCCCATTCACTGCTGCAACCAGCTTCCGACTAGTAGACGCCTTCCACTCAGCAAGGGTCTGGACTGAATAAGCACCCTCCCCCGTATTGCAATGGAGCGTGTGCCCCCCCCTGATGACCACATCACTCTGACGGGGGAACCAGTTCTCGAGGATGACGGCATCGCTCGGCTTCATGGAGTCTAGTGCGTCTCGTGCGTTCCACCCACCAACCGGAGGCGGCAAGGGGCGCTCAACCGCTGCGGGACCGCGACTGACCTGCCTGCCTCTGATCTGGAGCATGGGCTACTTTCGACGCTTGGGCGCTTCTACGATTGCGGCTTCGATGTCATCCCGCACCGAGGCGGGTTTCGTTCCCTTGGGAAGGTCGAAGGGTCTCTTGGGCTTCTTTGGCCTCGGGTTCTCCCAAGGCTCGGGGGGCTTGCGTGGCATGACCTTCGCACCCGTGGCCTCTGCCGGCTTGGCAAACATGCGCTTGATGGCGCCGCCCGCCTTTGAAATCACTGGGGCCAAGATGCCACCTCCCACCGCTGTTGCCGCCGCGAACGGCGCTATTGATCCATCTTCTGTAACTGCATTGACGCGGTCGCCCACATCACCTTCCGCCTCACCCATATCCATGACGGCGAGTGTCCCCGCGCCAGAGGCACCGAGCCCAGCCGCTGCTTCCGCCGCCTTGCCCGCTCCCGTTGTTGCCTCGGGAGCAAACCCCAACAAGCGACGCCCGCCCTTGATGAGCATGTCAGCGCCCTTGTTGATGCCGGAGAAGATTGGCCCTCCAGAAAGAAGCCCGGCAGTTGTTCCCACGACACTGCGGGGCGAGAATGAAGGCTCGTAAGCCACATCCTCCTCCTTGATGCGACGGGCTTCCTTGACGTTCTCGTCGTAGGTGCCTTGTCCAAATAAGGCACCTGCCCCCGCAACCACCTCATCATCAAACCCGAACAGGGGCCATGAGAGGCCGTTCAGGATCATGGCTTGGTATTTCTCATTCTCGGGGCGTGGGTCATTTTCCCCCGGCTCAAACAATTGCCACGGTTCCGGCATCTCAGGAAGAAACCACGACATGTCGGGGCTGCCTTCCCCGAGGCTCTTTTCCCACTTCTTTTTACGGTATTCGTATGATCCGCTATCGTCCGCGTAGGGGTCTTCGTACCCCATGCCCTCGAGCACATAGGACCACGTGGACCGGTTATCCTGGTCCGGGTTGTTGGCGTAGTACTCTTCCTTTCTTTCCTTCATGCTTGCCTGCGTGAAGGGAAGATCGCTGTCCTTGAGTGTGCCCGCCTTAGCCTTCTGATAGAGAGCGCGCGCCTCTTCCGGGTGCTGCTCTGCCCACTGGGCGATTTGCTCTTCGCGTGAAAGAGAAGGGGGCCGGTAGGGCATCTGTATCTACCCCTTAACGACGGCGCGGCTTCTTGCGGCGGGGCTGCTTGGGAATAACCAACTGGTAAGACCCGTCCTTGCGGATCTTGAAGATCACACCATCATCCCGGCGCATATGCACGCGGCTGTTATAGGATGTCTGCCATGAGCCAGTTCTTTCATTCCACGTTACCGGCTCGTACCTGCGGCCTTCGCTATCGCGGTAGTACTTAACTTCTCTCTGTCCTGACGCCCTGTTTGGGAGGATCTCGCGCACAGGATAGATCTTGACTACCTTGGTCTTCATCTTGGGAGACTTTTTCTTTTTTCCCAAGCCAAAGAGTGACGATGGCCTCTTGGCCGCCGTGGCGCTCTTTGCCGTCGTAGCCTTGATGGCGCGATCAATCGCGAACCTTACCCCACTCGGCATGTCTTAAACTCCTGAATAATCTTTGTAGAAGAACTGCTTGGGGTCCACGGAGCGGTTATCCTTCCTCATCCCGAAATGGAGATGGGGCCCGGTGCTTCTTCCCGTCGTTCCCACATAGCCGAGGATGTCACCCCGCTTGACCTCGCCCCCGCTCAATCCCTTCTTCGATACCTTGCTCATGTGCAGGTAGCGGGACTGATACCCGTCCGGGTGCTTGACCGTGACCTTGTACCCACCGACCGGGTCCGGGGTATTTCCATCAATCCACCCGTCTTCTGAGGCGTAGATGGGAGTGCCAGGTGCAGCGGCGTAATCAATCCCCTCGTGAAGCATTGGCTTCTTGAGGATGGGATGCTCGCGCATACCGTAGGGAGAGGAAACGAAGGATTCATCCCTCAACGGAACATCCAGATCGGGAGACCCCTTCTTCATCATGGCGCGGACGAAACGCTCACGCGCCGCTCTGGCCTTGATGCCGTTGTAGGGCATTAGCGACCTCGCTTACCGCGAGATGCCCTGCCCTCTTCATAGGCGCGTCGCATGAGCTTACCCATCGGGGTCTGGCCATAGGGACCGTAGATGATTGGCTTGATGGCCGCATCATCTCCATTCACCCCCGCCTGATAGGCCCCACGGATCATGCGATCCGACTCTTCCGGGTCTTCATAGGCAGCGGGGAACCCCTCATCCGCACCTGGACCTTCCATCTGCTTCTTGCGGGCGAATTCGTCCACGTCGCTATCACCCGTCTCATAGGGCATACCCCGACGCATACGGCTTGCAGAGGCTGCCTGTGGGGCGAAGGATGGGCCCTGAGCGACATTAGCCGCCATCGGGTCCATGCCCATTTCCCCGCCCTCTCCACCCATCTCTGCGCCTTCTAGGACGGTATAGATGTCATCACGCACGGTAGGCGGTCGCTTCATCTTCATGTCTAACTCCACGTTCCTTCAGGAATGCGACCACGACCCAGTCCCTGGAGCGTTGGCCCTGCAATGTTCAACTTCCGGCGTGTGCCATCCCGCGCGATGATTTTGGACTTCTCCCGCTCGTACTCGTCGTATCTCTGGGAGTAATCGAGTCCTTTGGCTTCCAGCCATCTCCACACGAGGGAAAGCGTGAGGAGGTGCTCGGGCAATCTCCCGGTATCACTATCCGCCGCCCATGCCGCCTGTGCCGTACCACCCGAAGACTGGCACCACTTGTTGGAGACGTACTCGTAGTAGATGGTCTGCCCTGCAGAAGGAGCCGGCATGAAATAGAACTGGTTTCCTCTAATCCGGTACTGAGACCAGACGGTGGAGGTCACCTGCGCCTTCTGCGCCTGCCAGCTTTGGGCACTGAGAGGCCCATACACTGGGTCAGTCGTGGTCCGGTTCCACAGGGTCTCGCTGATGATGCGGTCGAGGTCTGTGGGGAGGGTGTGCCCGGATTGGACCTCAGTAGCCACAGTCGTGAACGATGTTTCCGTCACCAACGCCTGCCAGTCATGTTCCCGCATGAGGACATCACCGGCAATGTTGCACAGGGCAAGTAACTGCTTTTGCGTTTCGCCCGTGTTGCTGTAGACGGTGGAAGTCACAGGCAGGTTGAGCATGGCCTGCGCGCGATTGGTGATCGTGAGCAAACTCATTTCCTGCGCCTTCCGTCATTGAGGGAGGGATAGACCCCCGCCGTGTAACCAGCGCCCATGCCGGCAAGTGTCACGAGATTCTTCCGTTTCGCGTGAAACTTCTTCAGCTTGGGGCTTTGCCAGACTTTCCGGTCATAGAGTTTCCTCGCCCCGACACCACCGAGTGCGGCCCCTGCAATGGGAGCCACCTCCAGCGCCTTGTCGAAGATGTCCCGGTTGTCTGACATGCTAGCCCTTCCTGGACTTGGTCACGACCGGCTTCTGGATCGGATACTCAAACGCCTTCTCAAACACATCGCGCGTGTCGATGGAGTTGATGGCCTTCGCAGCCTTCGTCACCGGAGAGACCTGTTTGGCAGGGCGGTACGGCATTGTCTTTGCTGTGCCCGTCCCCGGTACATAGTTGGGAATGGGAACAGTCTTACCCGTCCCCGGCTTGTACGGCATCTTGGGAAAAGAGCCGTAGGGGTTCTTCTGGTTCGCCATTACTTGCGCCTCTCTTTCTTTTTGGCGTCGTTGTACTGACGGTTCAACGAATGTCCCATGCTGTAGGCGCCACCAGCCAGACCGCCAGCCATAGCGCCTTTAAAACCTTCATCGCCAAGGCGCTTACGACCGACTGCCTTCTTTGCTTTCCCAAAAGCACGACCAGCCACGCCACCAGCGAGCATTCCGGCGATCATTGGGGCGGGGGATTCCATGACCTTGTCAAAGATGTCCCGGTTATCTTCAACTTCCTTGAATTTCTTTCCCATGAGGACGCCTCCTTACGACGCTACAGTCGGAATCGTATGGCAGGCAGTGGCGCTCGTGAAGAACACCACAACGCTCTTGGCCGTGGCCATGGAGAGCGAGGTCGTGGCGTTGATCGTGGCACCCGTGGGCGGGTACAGGGTCAGGGTAGAGCCGCTCTCGTTCTTCACGAGGTAGGTATCACCCTTGTTGGAAGCAGGGAGAATGGCCCCGCCTGAACCGGACGAAAGCAGGACGCATTCCGCCGTGATCTTCGCCGCATCCGTCGCGCTCGATCCCGCTGCTGCCAGCGACTGCGCTTCGCCCACAATAGCCTGGGCCTGAACTGCCGGCGTACCGGCGCTCATCAACTTTGTCTGTCGTGCCATTCGTAGTTACTCCTTTGCCTTCCTGGCTCTTGGTTCTGCGGCAGGTGTCTCGGTTTCCCGTTCCTTCACCGCGCTCAATAATTGGTCCATCTGGATCTGCATCAGGTCCAACTGACGCTTCAGTTCCCGGTTCTCGACTTCCATCTTGGCGAGAGGGGCTGCACTCTTTGCGCTATCCATGAACGCCTTCGCCTTCTCGCGCATGTCACGCAGGCCAATGGCGCCCGGCTTTGAAATTGCGCCGTCGCTCAACGCTGCCAACTGCTGCACCGTGAAGACGTTCATGTATTCGAGGGCCTTGGCCATCTCGGTCGGGATCAGCGGCCAGAGGGAGAGTGGAATCCCGTCTCCAATCATGTCCGGGTTAATTCTCTTTGACTTCCAGATGCCGTACTCGTTCGGAAACTGCTCCTTGATCGCCTGCGTCACGCGCTTGACCGGGGAGTTGCCTTTGTCCCCTGCAATAAGCAGTTCAACAAACTCAACCGTGCGGAATACGGGGAGGCCGTTCGCATCGATTTCATTCGTGCGCTTTGTTTCCTCGAAGAAGCGCGGCGTGATGTGCGCCATGTTCTCTTTCTTCGGGATTTTCTGCTGCAAGGCGACGCGGTCGTGCATTTCCATGTTGTCAAAAGACATTGGATCTTCCTTCTAGTCGTAAGACTTCCGCCGGAATTGGCGGAGTGGTCTTGAAAAAATGGAGTGGGGACCTAACCCCCGAAGACCTTCTCGAACACGTCGCGTGTGTCTTCAGTAGGAATAGCAAGCATCCTGCGCCTATCCCTCAAAATCTGGTCCGGGCCTGATTCAATGGGCGGGAGGGGCTTGGGTCTTGGGGTTGGTACAGGTCGCTTGGGTTGGGTCTGCGGCCTTGGCTTCTTGGGCGTCATGCTCAACCCTCAATCATCGGGGAGCCGACTACGGCCCCCGTTGCCTGCCGACGCTGCTTCCACTCACCGCACCAATCTTCGCTCTTGGTCCATGGCCACGAGCCCACCCACACATCACGCTTGGAGTCGATGCAGCGTGAGGATGTCTCTGGGCCTGATACACGGCACTTGGCCCATGTCCTCCCGCCAATATCCGCATTGTCCCGCCCCCAGAAGAAGCAGGTTGAGCAATCTTCCATTGGTGATCTCCTAGTGAGCCAGAACCCGCTCGGCTTCGTCCGCATGTTCAAGGGGGGCGAACACATCGTCCCGCATGAAGCGTGCTACCTTTCGATATCCATGTTCAGCCATGAACAGACTAAGCATCCCCTCAGTCCCGCTGATTTCATCAAGGCCCTTGTTCTCACAGACGATGAGGGGCCGGTTGGATTGAATTGTCTCAGAGGCGCCATAAAGAGCCGGTGCTTCCATCCCCTCAATATCAAGGTAGATGAGGTCCACGCTCTGGGGACCGAGTTTGTCGATGACCATGACGGGGATATTAGGCACACCGTTCAGGTCAATTCCAATTGAGCCCGTATTGTCCCGGTCCCGAACAGACAGAGCGATCTTCCCCTCCTCCTGCCCGATGGCTGCGTTATGAATGACAACATTATCATGCCTCACATTACGCACGAGGCACTTGAAGTTGGTTGGGTCGGGCTCGAACGTCCAGACTTCGTCGAAGACGAGCGCCATTGCATTAGCGAAGATCCCCACATGACCGCCCGCCTGGATGGCTGTACGACGCTTCTTGCTTGGAATGGCCTCGATGACCTTCCCAATCTTCCATACTTCGTCAATTACCGCAGGGACTGAAACCCGGTCCTCCAAAGGCCTCCAGAGGTTATCGTAATGGACGATATCCCCTTCGACCTCGTGCGGCTTGTTGCGCTCTTCGGCGATCTTCTGGGACACCCACCCCAACAGACCACCACAATGCACATTGATCTCGCACCCCAAGGACGCGAGTTCATCGCTCAGACCGATAAAGTCCTCAACCTGCCTGATCATCCAGCTTGCGGCTTTGAATTTTCGCCCCTCGACGTTCACATCGATCTGGGCGTCTTTATCGTTCTCGGGTTGGGCGTAGGAATGGTGTTTATCCTCTTCAAAGGAAGAGTCCATCCCATAGACGTGGATGTACCTGAACCCTTGTGCATAGGCCCCGCAGAGGGCTTTCATGCCTACCGTGGTGCCTCCTCCAATGATGGTCACTGCCCTTCCCTTCGGGACAAACTCATCACACGTCGCTTCGTGCCAGAGAATGACCTTTCCCTCTGCCTTGGCAAAGAGTGAGGGGTGACATTGAGAAGCTAGATAATGAACCCAGTCCCCACCCACAAACCGCTCATTCACGTCACGCGCGTCCACAATCCATTGCGCGTCTACGTGAATATTGTTTTCAGTGAGATACTGAGCCGCCCCGTTCAGGGCCCATATAGTCTGGCCTGACAGGGAGCGGGCTTTGAGTTCAGGAAGGCTGGCCTTGAGGGAGGGACCTCCCCCTACAATGCAAACACTCTTCTCATTGGCCGGCAGTTGGATGAGTTCTGGTAAACCCAACGAGAGCGCGTGCTCTACATTGGCCTTGAGAACATCCAACTCGGTATTGCACCGAACGAGGATCTCGAGAGATCCAACGCCCCCAACCTTCCACACATCTGGAACCCACCCAAAATCTACTTCATGCGGTCTTGGATTCCCATGAAACACCACAACCTTCGCACCCTTCGGCGGGTACTTCTGACAGTGAACCTTGTACGAAACAAAGTCTCCGGGAAACAGGTTCTGCCACGTAGCAGGATACGTTCGCTTCTCGATCCAGGATTGATCCCCGCCCAGATCGTGGGTGGGATACCCTGCGCTAACGTATTCATTCCATAGGTGGTGCCCAAACCCGGACACCCACGACATCACGGAGGATTGCTTGCCCCCGGGTCGGTAGAAGTCCTCAAGCATGATGAACTGTTCACTCGCCCTGACGATATCATCAAGTGGACCGAGGATCAGTGTGTCCAAGTCGAGGAAGAGGATTCTGTCTCCCTTGGGGAATAGCCCCTCGGAGAATAACCAGAGCTTATTCCACCAGCCCTCGAGACCTTCAGGAAGCGACCTTGTGACAATCGCCTCGTGATAGCCGAGGTTTGGCTCATCAGTGAAGCAAGCAAACTCGCCTTCGGTTCCTCCCTCAAGATTACGGGAGACCATGTCGTGAAGGCGATTGACGTATTCAGCCCCCCGGCCAAGGTAGTTCCCCTTCTGCACGCATACGATGTGAAGCATTGGAAGTCTCGGTTGGGGGGAAGGAAGAAGGGGTGAGCCTTTGGAGCCCACCCCGGTAGTTACTTAGCCTTACGTGGCGGTCTCAATGGCCGGGCGGTTGATAAGAACCGTGACCGTTGAGGTAGCCGACGCAACCGTCGTCAGGTTGGCAGAGCGAGCGCCCACGATGCCCTTGCCCGAGGAGGCAGTGGTGTAGACGCGGCCCGCCGTGCCCGAGAGCCAGAGGCCAGTTGCCGGAGGCACAGACACCGCCGTCTTCTTGATGGAGGCCAGACCCTGGATCTGGTACCAGCCATACTGAGACGCAATGTTCGCCGACATGGCAACCGCGAGCGGCGAACCGTCCGTGGTGGCGTTGGTCGGAGACAAGGTGGTCTGGAACGTCGTGGCGTTGTACGTCACGAGAGAGCCCACCACCGTCGAGGCAACGCCCAGAAGGTAGATGAACTCGCCGCCGCCGCCGCCCGTGTCCGTCTGGCGACCACGAACAATGGTCCCCAGCGGGTGGTTGGCGACAGTATCGGTCGTGGCGATAGGCTGCCCGCCGATGTAGTTGTCAGTGATAATCCAAGGCATATGTTGTCCCTCCTTTAAGCGACAATGACGCCCTGCAGCGAGCGATTGCTGCAGGTGAGGTTGCCGGCCCAGCCGATGAGCTTGACCATGGCGTCCTGGTTGACCGAGAACCGATCCGGGTTCATCGGGACCATGTTGCGGTCACGGTGAGGACGGAACTTGATGTAGTTGGTGTTCAGGAAGTACATGTGCGCGCTCGGCGCCGTACCCGAGAAACCACCATCATACACAACGTCCGCACCCATGAACTTCAGGGTCTGGAAGCCGGCGGAAGCCATCTTGTCGTCAGTGACGCGCTGAATGGCCTGCAGGGATTTCCAGTAATAACCGAAGTAGGTGTTGTCCGCGACGATGAGGTCCGGCACATCCCGGTTGCGCGAGATGGACAGGTAGAGCGAGTTCATCGCGTCCTGAATCGTCAAAGCCGAAGCCGCGACGCCATTGGCGCTGAAGTCGTACACCGCGTTCTGCCAGAACGAGTAGGTCGAGGAGTTGATGCCTCCAACCGTACCCGTACCAGCGTCCGACACCAGAAGCTGCAGACCACCGATCTGCTTGCCGCCCGTGCCCGTGCCGTCCGAGTAGACGCCCGTGCTGAGGTTGTTCAGCATCGTCTTTTCGGCGTTCTTGATGCGGGCTTCGAGGAGGTCGATGACCTTCTCACGGCCCGAGTTCTTCAGGAGTTCAAGACCATTGATCTTGACGGCAACGGCGGCCTGCTTCCACTCGTACTCGGCCGAGGTGAAGACATCCGAAGAGCCCACGTTCAGGGTTTCGTCGCCGCTGTAGTACATGAACGTGCTGTTTTCAGCGTATTCAAGTTCCTCAACGATGGAGCGACCGCCAGAGACGGGAGCGATGTTTTCCTTGTCCTGAAGACGGGACAGGAGAGCGATATTCTTGGACATGTTGTCACGCAGTTTTCCGCTGCGATAGCGGAGGGTCGTGGTGACGATTTCGTCCAAACCAGGACTTGGCATGGATTGTTACCTCATAAGTTTGTTGGGATCAGAGAAGACCCGCAGAAGCGGCTTCAAGAAGCTGCCTCGTTGACATCCCCTCGGCTGATTGCTCGCCATACATGCCTGAAGCACCCGTGATGCTTGATGCTGCCATGCGGGCCTCCTCGGCTCTCATCCTCTGGGTGCGGTTTTCCCGTGCGCGGGACTGCGCCAGAAGTTTCGAGCGTGTGTAAGGATTGGCCCACTTGGCTCTCTCATAAGCCTCGTGGATGTTTGAAGCGCGTCCTGACTCGATTTCGATGGCCATATCTTCTTCAAGTTCATTGAAGTATGGATAGGCCGGCTTTCCATCTGGTCCGACTTGGCTTGCGAAATTCTCAATAGCATCGTTCGTTACGGTGAACGCCTGATGATACTGTTGCTGCTGTGCAGCTTGCTGCGCCTGCATCTGGACTTGCGCGGTTTGGTTCAGTTGAGCCTGAACGCCGGCGAGTTGCTGACGCAGCACAGCGACTTGCGGATCGACATACTCTTCCTCTTGTGGGTTCACGAGAGAGTTGAGGTCGATGCCTCGCAAATTAGCGAAATACTTGAGGAACTCCTGGGGGGAGTTCGTGGCATATTCTGACAGGGCAATAAGCTGCTGCATGGCTTGGGCCGGGCCCATTCCATTCAGTGCCCACTTCTGGACATGCGGGCTGATGACCCGCTCCATCTCCTGATAGCCCTGTCGGACCTTGGCGATTTCCTGTGTCTTGCGCGTGTAGTCCGCCATCATGTGGCGGGCGCGGTCGAGATAGGCGTGCTGAAGCTGGGGAGGGAGGTTCTTGAAGAACTCCTGCTCCTGCTGCGGCCAGTTGGCGGGTGGATCAATGGGGCCTAGTTCGTCTTCCCCTTCGTCCTCACCCTCTTCCTCGTCGCCCTCTTCGCCTTCGTCCTCTTCGGAAGCCTCGAGTTCTTCCTCGTCGCCTTCCGTGTCGGTCTCTAGTTCGTCCTCGTCAGTCTCGAAATCTTCATCATCTTCCGGGCCGTTGATGTCGGGGGTGAAGTCATCATCATCCCCTGCCATTACATCAACTTCTTCCGAGGCGTCGTAACTGTCGCGCGGGCCTGCCATTGTAGTCTCCATGTCACGAGGTTTTGGTTACTCGGTTCCACGCCGCGTGTGCGGCACTCAAATCCATTCAGCCTTTGTAGCGATGCTCTTCCATAGCGCGGCGAATGTCCGCGACCGGATCAGGCGGGGCTTGATACGTCTGCTTGACGCTCTCGTTGCCCACTTCCACCAGACCGCGCGCCCTGAGATGGTCGCGGTGCTGTTTTCTTCCACCAATGATCGAGCCATCGACCACTGACTTGTAAGGATCAATGTCCTTCATGATTTGAAGGCCGATCTTGTCCTCACCCTTGCGCTTTCTGTAGTGGTCAAGGCACTGGGTGGGCCAAGGCTCCTGCAGGTCGTGCCATCCGTTGCAAACATCGCAATGTCTGCTTGCCATTTCAGTCTCCTTCGGATTACGCAGCGAGGAGAAGTATGGCCGTGATGGCTTCTTCCTCTTGCTGCTCAATCTTCCTCGCCTTCTCCTCGTAGTCCTGGAGAAGTTTGGTCAGTCTCTCGGCTGAGGCTTTGTCCTCCGCCGCTTTCAATTCATATGAAACGCGCACCAGTTGGATGCGCAGTTGCTCGAGAGGCGCGAGTTCAACCCGTACCGCTTCAGGAAACACCGGCCAGAAATCAAACTTGGGCCTGATAATCTCCGCGACCTTGCGAACGACCTTCTTCCGCTTCCTGCGGCTTGTCGCCGTGGAGAGGTCTTTAAGAGCCTGTCTAATCGTTCTTCGCAGTTCTCCCCGGTACTTGCCCCGGTACCAATAGGCAGCGCCCCCTCCACCCGTGGATTGGGTTGGGGCTTCAATAACCGGCTGGCTATGGTCGATGTAGGAGAGCGTTCCAACCAATGAGCCGGAGCCAGACAAGCTCGCGGACATTGCATTGGGATCTGCCGCCCCTCCCTGGAAATACCTCTCAGGGAAGTATCGTTCCGGAAAGTACCGGTCAGGGAAATGATCCCCCGCCATGTCAGTCGCTCAGATCGTAGGTTAGAGCCGTTCTGTTTCCTTCACTCGTCACGGTGGCGACAATTCGATCCTTATCGTCCGCCACGGCGTTTCGAATGGTAATGGTTGTACTACCCGCCCCAGAGATTTCACCCGCCATGGCCGCTGCCATGAGGCGTAGGGCGTTTCTCACCGTAAGCCCCGTCTCCACATCCTCTTGGTCGAGGACGTAGGTGGAGAACTCAGCCGCTTCGAGCTGGGTGGGGGGTTCAATAGATGCACTCATATACCCGACCGCGTAACTGGTCAGGGTGAGCGTAGCAGCTCCTGACAAGGTAGCGGTCATGTAACCCACGGCGGTAGATGTGCCGACCAAATCGCCCGTTCCAGACAGGGCTGCGGAGGCGGCAAGGGCCGCTACCACATTCCCCGTAAGCGTTCCGGTTCCTTCCAAAGCCGCAGAGCCGGAAACGACCAATTGGCCTGTACCGGAAAGGGTTCCAGTCCCATCAAGGGTGGCGCTTGCATTCTTGCCGCCTGCAGCATTGCCGGCCAGAGTGCCCGCGCCTGTCATCAGGTTGTGAACGGACAGCCCACCTGCTTTTGTAGGAAGCCCCCACGCCCCAGGCGGATAGTAGCCTTGGGGAAGTGCGGCAAACCTCAATGTGGTGGAGGGAGTGGACCTTTCTTGAAGGGAGAATTTTCTCCAGTCCGATTCCCGGTTCGTGGCAGCCCTTGTCTGAGGGTGGGTGCTTACCCCAACCCCCGATGCAAGAGACGTGGAATTACCAGCAAGCCACTTGTTTGGCGCCTTGTTTAGAACGCTGTAGTTCCCAATGAGCGCCACGCAAATCTAGCTCCAACCAAAGTCAACGCGCCCGTAAAACGCGGAGTTGGCGGGCGTTGCCGCGCCTGAGTAAATAAGCCAGTAGAGAGCCGCGCCATCAAACACACGCGGGAAGCTCGGAAGTTGAGACCCAAACTCACGCTCGCCGGCCACACCAAGCGTGGTGAGCGGGATGTCCAGGATTGGCTTGCATACAGCGACCGAGTACTCACCCGATACATAGCTGGTAGAATTCTGGATCTGGGCGATGGATTGAATTCCAGCATCACCCGCCTGAAGCGGGATGAACGGCCCGAACTTTCCGGCACCCGTCGCTCCTGAATAGAGGATGTGGCTGTTTGTTGCAGCGGTCTTTCCAATGGGGGGGCTTGGGGATGATGGCGTTGCCCTACTGGCTGTTCCCGCCGCATTTGTATAGGACGGCAGTGTAAGGTTCGGCGTACCAGCGCCCAAGGCAGTCGCGTTGCTGTTGAAGAAGAAAGCCTGAACACCAGCACCGTCCGTATATCGCGGCCAGCGGAGGGTGACCGTGTGAGTACCAGTACCCGCATCGGTAAATGCAATGGCCGTACCCGCAATGGCATTGGCATATGTAGTGGCGACCCTTGCCGTGGTCGCTGAAACACGGATGAGCCAGTAGTCGGTGCCCGCTGTAAGACCGGTCGGAAGCGCACCGCCCGAGTTCGTAAACCTTACCTTCGACAGATTGTTGAAATCGTTGGTGTAGGTCAGGAGAAGCCCTGAAGAGGACGAGGCTGTGAACGTATTGGAATTGATGGCGCTCTGGGCTGTGGTGGTTGTGACCGCAGTGACCCGGTAAAAGGCAAGGACGTCCACAAGCATCAGCACGCATGGCATGGTGGTCGCTGCCGCCGAGAACGCCGCCGCATTCAAAGCCACCTTGAACCCATCACCCGCCGAAGCGACGTTGCCCCCATGCGGCATGGAACCGCCTGAGGTCGTGACATCGAATACCTGCTGCTGAACCAAGGCCGTACCAGCGTTGAATATGGCATCGGCAGCCGGATTTCCCGAACCCCTCGCAAGGGAGTGCCATTCACCCGCAACGGCGGCAGCGGTCGGGTTCATCAACTTGTTCCAGTCGGAACGGAAGAACTTCCCGTTCGTCGTGATCTGGTTGATGAGATCGTCTTGAGACGTAAATCCTGCCAAGGGGCTAGCTCCAGGCTGTTTCGATCATGCCATTGAATGGGGCGCTCGCCAGCGTTCCCGAGGGGTGGCAGATCATGTTCAAATAAGCATCGTCCTTGATGATCGGGACGATGTTCTGGTCGATGAGATAATCCACTTCCACCGGCGCCGTGATGTCGTAGATGGAAATGGACGCAATGGGCTTTACCAAAACAAGCGAGATCAGACCCACGTCACCCGTGAGGAACTCAACCTGCTGAATTGATCTGACGCCGGAGTCTCCGTCCGCCAGCGGGATGAATGGACCTGCACATCCTGCCGTGGTTGGGGCGCTCGTGATAATCGTCCCGTTCACCACTTGCGTGTTGCACGTCACCGTCGGAGATACCCTTCCCGATACGCCGGCTGAGTTTGTGTAAGTGACCCTGAACTGGGCCCCGCCAACCTGCGATGCTACCTCAACCGCCATGATATCAACCCCGACGCCATCCGTGTAACGCGTGAGAGAGTTGGTATTTGTAAGGTCCTGAGTTCCCACGTCCATCGTGACGAAGGAGTAGTACATCAGGTAGTCAAGGATGTAGATCGGGAGAGGGACTGCCGTTGTTGTCTGCGTCATCGCCATGAAGCGGCGAAGGTATTTCGTTGATGGGCTCACATTGGGCCCGTGGTCTATCCCGCCATCCGTCGATCTTGCGAGTACAGTGGCTGCGAGAGGTGTGGCGGCATAATACTGAGGAACCGGGTTTCCCGGCGACATGCTCAGGTCGAACCATATGCCGCTTGCCGTTGTCTGCGTCGGAACCTTGCGCCATGTGCGGATGAGGTACTGCCCCGCGTCATAGGCATTGACGATCTCGCGGACGTTACTCGCCATCCGCCTGAGCCCCTTCCTCGTCCTCGTTCACGATTTCATGTGGAACGCGACATGCGCATGCACGATAGTCTTGACCCTCTTCAACCCGCGTCACCAATCCGCATTGAGTGCAGGTGTAACGGAGGATGGCCATTATCAATCCAGCGTGAAGTCAAGCTCGCCCGCAGAGAACTGGGGCTGGATGCCTGAAGACACCGACAGGGACGCGCTAAGCGCCCCCGATGCAATGATCTGCCCCGTACCGCTTGTTGCAGTGCCAATCGCAACGTGCGTGATGGTGTTGGTTCCTCCGGTACACTGGGGAAACTGAATGAGGGCCGTGTTTGTTGCCGTGTTGCTCGAAACTGTCCACCCTGAGCTGTTTCGCGATACCGTGACGCGGGCATAGGATGTGTAACTGGCTTCGTTAGTGGTCTGGCTACCAGCCTCGCCCGGGTCGGATGTGTGCAAACTCACGTAAAGGCTGGAGTTTGCATTCCAACTCAGCGCTGTCGCATTAAACAGCAAAAGGCAGATATCATTTTCAGTCGTATTGCCGATTGACATTGGCTAACCCTTTATCTTTGCACCCGCCAGAACACCGTTCTGGTCGCGCACGAAACTGACTTCCCGCTCTGCAGGTGCCTTTGGCTCTTCCTTGGGGGCTTCGTTAAGTCCCAACACATCATCGGGTGACATCGTTCCCTTGAGCGCATCCTGGAACCCACCCATTGCCTCGGCCTTCTTCCTGAGTTCAGCCAAGGCCAAGTCCATCTTCTGGATTTCAAACTGGGCTTTCTTGTAATCAGCCTTGAGTTTGGCCCGCTCGGAGATCACCCGCGCTGGTTCGTTCGGGTCTTCGTCCTCGGTCGAAACAGGGTCTTGGGGCTTTGGCTGGTTGGCCTGCCCGATCTGCATTTCCTTGAGGCGGATGGAGGCTTCCAGTTCTCGGATACGGAGTTGGTTCTCGGTGCGACGGAACTCGATCTCCTCCGTCAGCTTCATCATGTTCTGCTGGAACTTCTGCCGGGCCTCGTTTGCACGAGCCTGCATGTCCGCCATCTTCATATCGGCCTGAGCCTTGGCATACATTGCATCCGCCTGCGTCTTCTGGACCTCGCCGGCGGTCTTCTGCTGGAGGGCATGAGCGTCTGCGGCCAGCTTCTGCGCTTCAGCCTCGGCCTTCGGGTCTGGAGGAGGCTGCTGGGGCTGTTCCTGCGCTTGCTTCTGCATGCTCTCGGCGAGAACAATCGTTTCTTCGATGGCGCTCTCGAGCGTTCTACCCGCTCTAAACCCACGGATACCGAACTCCAGCATCTTCATCAGGAGCGGGACCAACTGCGGCGCCATCTGACCCACCTGGGCCGACTTTTCGAGGAACGGAGACACAGCCGTGAGGAACTCAACCCGGGCTTCCTTTTCCTTCTGCTGGTCAGGGGCAACGGTGGCGTCCGTTTCAATGTCAACGCGGAAGGTGCGGAGCTTGTCGGACTGAACCAACTTCACCGCTTCCATGAACTTGGCCTCCCGCGCCTGAAGTTTGGCCTGATACTCTGCCATGGCTTGGGGGTTTTGCTGTTCTTCCGGGCTCGGAGGCTGGACCCTGAATTCCTCCATCTCCGCAATGCCCGACATTTCAATGAGAGCCTCAGGCGAATAATGCTCGGACTGAATTTCCGCCATGATCTTCAGCGTGTCGCGTGCGAAACGCGCCATTTCCGCCTGACGGTCGGTAAGTCTCAGGTTTCCGAAATTTGCTTTTATCTGCTGAGCGGTGGCCGTCTCGCTTGGAGCGGATGAGCCACGAATAATGTCCGAGATTCCCGTGACCTCGTACAGATCCTGCTTGAGTTGGGCGCGGGCGTTGAACAAACCCGTCAACACATTCTGGATCTGCTCGATCGGGAGCCAGTCGATGTTGGTCTTTAGGCCTCCCGACTGGGCAAACGCCATCCAGTTCTCGACCGGGAGCATCTCGTTCTCGTCCGTTTCGGATAGAAGGCGAGAAAGGTCCGCAGTCTCGGCGTTATACATCCCCACCACGCGCAGCGCCTTGATGAGAAGGCGGATGCGATCCGTGATCGTATCAATCTGCTGCGCCTGGTCTTGGTAGAGGGCGTAGTCAGGGACGGGGATGAGGCTATCAGTCGTCGTCGTTCCAAAGATGGGCCTTGGAAAGGGGAAGAAGCTGGTGAGTTTGAGGGGGTCTTTTAGTCTCTTAACTGGACCTTCCTCAAATCCATCGGTGACCCAGATGACTTCGCGCTTGGACTTGTCCCAGATTTCCCAGACTTCAGCGCAATCCGCCTTCTTCTTCGTATCCGAAGACGTATCGTCCGCTTCCTTCCCGCTGAACGTCTTGTTCAACTTGATCTTGCGGCCCATCTCGTCGCCAAAGGCCTTGATGAGTTGTGGCCGGCGCATAAGAACGCGCTTTGCACCCCACGTGACCTTGGACCAATCGTTCACAGGCTCGTGCAGGAAGTCCGACCATACCACGTGGTCGAGGGCTAACCCGTAAGCGAGGATCTGCTCCTCTGGATCGGTCTCGAAATAGAGCCCTTCCTCGTCTTCCTTGACCTTGTCAGCGGGGATCTCTTCCCCACCCTTCATGGGGCGGAAGATTGCCTGCCCCGTACCCTCAAGTTCAATCTTGGTGACGGGCTCGCGCATGGGGGCAAGGCCAATCTCAGGCGAGAAGCGCACCCAATCCACGCCACGCGCGCAGAGGAGATAATCATCCCTCACCCGCTTCATGACGTAGTCGAAGTCGCATAGTTCTTGAGCGGTTTGAAGATTACGCTCCAGGATCATTGCTGCGGTACGGCTCGTCTCATCACGATCCAGAAACCGCCGCGAGACGTTCGGCCTCGGAGTCTGGGAGTAGATGGCCGGCTGCAGGGTCTGGATATTGGACCAAAGAATATTGAGCTTGTGGCTCTGCTTGGCCTCGTCGAACGCTTCGGTTCTTTTCCTGTCGTCCTTGTAGACCTTCAGGATCTTCTTGCAGCGGTCGGAATACTCGCGGAATACCTTCTTCGCCGCGTCGAGCTCGCCCATCCATCGCTTGTAGATGGAGGCGTCTTCTTCGGACTGTCGGTTGGGCTTCTGGTTGGGGGCCATTAGTCAGTGCGGATCAATTCGACCAAATACGATTCCAGCGTGAGGGTATCGCCCGTATTGGCTAATTGCCCTGTAAGCACCACCTCGCACGCACTCGTTGTGGTGATGGAGGACGTAGCCCATGCAACAGCCGCAGGAGACCACCCACCCGCGCCGTTTCCTGTGTCACCGATCTGGGATGATGCGGAATTTCGATTGGCGATCTGCGTATGCGTCTTCCAGTTCGTATTCGTGGATTGCACGATGGCAGTAAAAAGCGAGCCACTCGTACCAGCGCCACTTGCGCCAAAACGCACCCGGGCCGTTTTGCTGTTTCCGCTGTTGTTGTTTGCCCAGTACGCCCAAACGCGGATGATGCCATTCAACCCCATCATGCCAGCAGGAATAGGTATGGTGGCCAAAGCAGTCTCTGAAACCGTATTTGTCACCGACCGTCCGGTAGACGCAGATGCCCCCAACACAAGATGGGTCTGCTCGTAGGGGCCGCGCCCTCCCGCAATCGTGGTTACTGCTGTCATGTTTCACTACCTCGTTCAGTTGCGACGGCGGCTGTCAGGAAAAGTGGGAAAACCCTTCACTGATTGTCGTTCCTGCGCTTCACGCCGCCGCAATTCGGTCAAAATTGGAGTATGTTAATTCCCTCACCGCAGCCCCTCACCGGGCCAGACAGGAGGAAATAGAGATGAAGAAACTTGTTCTCGCTGCCATCGCAGCCTCAGCCATCACCGCCCCCGCTTGGGCAGCGACTGCATTCCTGGTGCGCGAATACACGACCGGACAGACCAAGACGTGCATCTATCAATTTCTTGGAAGCGAATACGCCCGCACCATCAAGGCGTATCAGATGTGCCCGTATTCGATTAAGGTCTAGAGCCGGCTGTCGGGCTTCGCTTGCTTCTTCCAAAGCTGGTTGAGCGACATGCTGTCTAGCCCCTTCAATGGGACATCACCCTTCGGCACCGGCTTGGTCCATGGACGAGACGCACACGCATAACGTGTCTCGTCACAGGCGTGGTCTTCACTGTTGGTGTCGAGGTCTTCTACCCTTGCCGCCTCGTGCTGAACCAATGGCCTGGTGCGAATCGTATCCCGGCACGTATCAAAGAAAACAATCATGGGCCGATCTGGAGCCTCACCATCAAGTCGATGGCGCACCAGATCCCAGCCAGCAATATGTCCAAGAGAGCCAACACGCTTATTGTCTGCGGGTCGGAAGGATATCTCATAGGGCTTGTACCTAAGCCGCTCGGCTATGGAGGGACCACCATCATGGGCAAAGGCGGCGGGGTCTAGTACCCCGTAGTCAATCCGGTCTAGTGCTTCACGCTCTGAAATACCTCGAGCAACGTCTTGTGCTGTAAGTTTAAGACCGACGTTTGGACTGCTTGCACCGTACCATTCTCGATATTTAACAAGTCCACCACGAGGCAACGTCCTTCCGTCGCCAAGAGGATAGTCGTCTGAAGCCACAGCGTACCATCCGACACAGAAAGGCGCGGCTGATCCCCAATCCATTGATCTGAAGCGAGTCCACTGACGGGGCACTTCGAACGGTCTGACAATGTGCCTCGCTGTGCTGAAGTTGTCGAAGAACGCGCCCTCGATGACCGCCCAGTCACCCTCCAGCCAGGCTCTGACTAATTCCTTCGAGCCGGAGAGTTTCAATCTCTCGACGTACTCGGGGTCATTAGTGATGAGAGCCGTGTTGTCCGTCACCCGTGCAGGGATGAATAGTCTCTCTTTACGCCCCGCCTCATCCTCAATTGGGATCATGCCTTGGGGCGCGGGGTCGATGTATCTGTGCTTGACCCAGTGATGACCGGGCCCGCCCGGATTGGCCGTGGCTCTGAACCCCACCGGCACGCCGGCAGCAGACCTGAGCGTCGCCTTCATTTTGTCCGGGGCTCGAGGGCTTGGCCAGTTGGTCAGCTCTTCGAGATACACTCTTGAAAAGAACTGCCCCTGATATTTCTCAGCGTCCCGATCTTCTTCCAGAGGGCGAAATCGCAGGATCGAACCGTTCGGGCTCGTCCATTGCCGCTCCATCTTGTGGAACGACCAGCCCATGGGGCCGAAGATCTGGTGGCTGCGGTCGATTAAGGAATCGGCCTGTGGCATTTCACGACGCATAAAAACGCCGCGCGCGTTCGGGCCGTAGTCCTTGGCGTGCAAGGCGAATTCGCCCAAGCAAGCGTCAGTCTTGCCCCCACCTCGAGCGCCGCCTAGCAATATGTCGAAGAAGAACTTTGCGTTTACAAAGGCTTCTTGAGGACCAGCCTGGGGGCGCCAAGCGTATTCCTCAATCTTCTCTGGCTTGGGGGCCATTGCCGAACTGCGCCATCCAGCGAGCCTGTTCCTCTTCCTTCGTCAGTGGCTTGTCAGTGACGGTCTTGAACGTGTTCGTCTGGTTGACGTTGATCTGGTCGCCGTACTTGCGGGGAGCGCGACGCGCTGCGACCCACTTGTGAATGTCTGCCATCACTCGGGCGCGGTCTGCGCTCAGGACTTCGTTGCGTACATCCTCGCCGATATCGGACAGGTAATCCGCCGAATAGTCGCCCTGATATTCACGCGCCGCTACGTATTTGTTTCTAAATTCCTCGATGTTGAGGATCCAGCGGTAGATGGCGACGCGCTTTGGCATGCCTGCCATCTGGCAAATCTTGTTCAGAGACATACCGTCCATCAATAGCTCGCAGATCGTTTCAGCAAGCTCGGGCGTGTAATCGGTTGGGCGACCAACCTTTCTCTTCTCTGGTGTTTCGGTAGTCATAGTCTTCCCTCTTGGCTTGCACGCGGTGGTGTGCCGTTCGGTTATTGGTCTGTAGGGGGATTGAGTTGGGGGGCTGGGTTAGCAGCCTTTCCCTTTCTTCTTCTTTGCCATTTGCTGTCCCTCGAACACGAAAAAAGCCCCGATCTTTCGACCAGGGCCTGAAGTTTATTTGGGAGGAAACGCCTAGTTGATACGAACTAGACCGACGTGCGAACCGATTTGAGACGCAAATCGAGCACTACCGAAAAAGTACCATAGAGCATTTTGTAGTTACAATAGCGCAATCGTTAAACGGAATAAGTTCCGTCATCGCATCAACCCGTAATGCTTGGCGAGTGCTTCCGTGCATTTGGATAGGAGCACGAGTGCGTCATTGGGAGAGCCATATCCTTCGTGCATGAAGTATCTCCCGGCCGGTCTTCCATCAACAGCAACCGCATCCACCAGCTTGACGGAGTAGCGTCCGGTCTTGGAGAGGAAGTCAATCGCATGGGTTCTCCTTGCTTGGGCGGCTAGTCTCAAGTCGCTGATCTCGGACTGACCACCCGTTACCTGCTGGGCATAGGACCCAATACAAGCCGGCATGATCCCGCTCAGATACGCATCCGCCTGCCACTTGCGAAGCGCATCTGCTTGGGTGCGGGAGAGGTAGTGCCGTCTGACATACCACTCCAGATTATCCTCGATCCTTACCCTTTTCGACGCGCGGTTGTTCGGGTCGGTTTGCTCGATAACGTGGAACGCTTGGCGCCTGGCTTCCGGGGTGCCGAAGTCTGGCGTGACGGTTTCGACTGCTTCCTGCTCTTCCGGTTTCTTTCTGCCAGCCACGAATTGAACTCCTTCGCTGTCGCTTCCGCGCCTTGAGTTGCTTTCTGTCGGGTTGAGTAGAGTTCTGCACTGTCCGAAATCACCTCCCCATTGGAGGCCCTACACGTCCAGAACCATTTCCCGTTTGGTGTCTTCCAGACATCAACCGGCATGGCCACTTCCGTTCATGAGAGGTAAGTCGCTGGAATTGGTCGAGCCGTTTAAATGCGTTTCTAGGGCAGTTTGTGTCCGAGCCTTCCTCGGGGTGCTGACTTTAGGTTTCGCCCGTGTGGAGTCAATTTTGACCCCATTACCGGCGAGTAGCGCGTGGAGGTTGGCCGCCTTCTGATACGGCGTGAGGGAGTGGTCCTGAACAATGTTAAGAATGTCTTCAAAAACCATTGATTATATTCCTTCTGGTTGCTCGGTGGGGTGGTTGCAATTACGCAGGCTGGAGGCCAGTCCGCGCGGTGTAGTCCTCGAGGTACTGGCGGTACTCGGGGGAGTTCGAAATCTCGGTGAAGTTCCCAAGCTGGAACCCGCCGTACTTGGCCCCAATCTCGGAGATGCGCTTGAGCCCCTCGCGGTCCTGGGTCCAGTCCCGCCTCTTGCGCGGCATCGGCATCACGACGGTCTGTGGTCCCTTGGGGGCTTCCCACCCTGATGCCTCGTGCGGGTAGCAGACCTTGCGCCCCCTGCCCTCGCTCGTCGGGGTCATGGCCTTGTCAGCCGCCCGGAGCAAATTCTCGATCCGCTCCCAGTCCTTGAACTCGGGGGCTGCACCTGCCTGCTCGGCAATCACAGATTCCCAGCCCGGGTTGTGCATCACGGAACGAATGAGCCTCGAGATCATTACCTTGTCGCCGGGATGCTGTGACTTGTAGATTTCACTCAAGCCCAACTCGGACAGGATGGTTTCTTCCGTGCCACTCGCAACCGACGCTTTGGGTTTTCCCGCTTTGGCTTTCGCGGCCTTGAGGGTCTTGATGTCAATGGACCGGGCCCCGCTCATGCCGTTGGTGAGCGAGTTCACAACCTCGGACCGCTCGTCGTGGGTCCATGAATCCAATTCCTCGAGAACCAGCGGCCTCCAGGTTTCGCGTGGGGTGAATGATTTCGGCCAGAGGCCAACCAGTTTGGAAAATGCTTCAAGCGTGTCCATTGGCGTTGCTCCGCTCGTAGGTCTGTTCAATCACTTTGGAAAAATTGGAGGGCTTGATGAACCAGTCGAAGTTGGCCCTCCACTGCCGGTCATTTCGGCCCGTGAGGAAGGGCTGGGCCCTGATGGCATTCACCGCCGCGAACCACTCCCCGAGGGAGCCAATCTCCCTGAGCCTTGCCGACAGGTGCTTGGATCTCTCCCGGGTCAAAGCCCTGACTTCAGGCAGGCCAAGCTCGCCGGCTGCCTTGTCATTCCAGAACCTGGCCGCAATCTGGAGATCAACCGACTTGGGCCAGCCATCAGTCTCGGTGGGGTCTGTAGGGGTCAGGTCAATCCAGTTGGTCCCGATGGGCTCAATCTGATCATCGGCCTGTTTTGATTTCGAGGGGGATGGTTGAGCTTGCTCAACGACTACTCCCTCTTCTCCTTTCCTTTCCCCTTCCTTTCCTTTCCTTTCCGGGAAGTAGCCCTCCCGTAGGGGTGTGGGAGTGGTGGTGTAGTTGTCATTGACTGAGTCAGAAAACTCAGCGTAGTTCACACCCATGCGTGACGAGTAAGTGCTTGGATTATCACCCAATTTCCAACCCGGGATCACAGGCTTGGATGGCTTGTTAATGACCTGGTGCTTGGCAAAATTGGTGATGAACAGATACTGCCTCGGGTCATCATCGTTGGGCGCGTAACTGAAGATTGACACCAGTCCACGAGGGAGCAATTCCTCCACCAGACAATTCTTTACTGTTCCGGTAGTGGTGTCGGAGTGATACGGGAGTATCTTGGCGCGCCATTCGACGGGGCTGAATTCCAGCACGCCGTAGTCATCGGAGTGGTTCAGCAAACCGAGCAGTAGGCACTTGGAGGTCTCAGTCAGAGTTCCCGTCTTGGCATCCGTCCAGAACTCCGGCTTGATGGTTCTAATTCGCGCCACTGATACCCCCTGACTTGAACTTGGAAACCATGGAGTAGCCAATGCCGTGATGGGTCCTGATTTCCCATCCCGGGAGGAGTTTTCTCAGATGGCAGATGTGGGTCTTAACCACGTCTTGAGTTGGCCAATGGCGCTCATCCCTTTCGCCATACAGCGTGTCCCAAATCACCCGATGGGTAACGATCCGCTCATTGGCATTCTTGAGCAGCCAGAACATGGCTCTGTGGGTCATGGTGAGCTTCCCCTCAGAGCCTGGGATGTCGGCCATCAGGGTTTCGAATTCAGGCAATGTAGCGACGGCTGTCTCACGCATGGGCAGCCACCCCGGAGAACAGGTCCCCCCCAATCGCCTCGCGCTGCTGCAGGTGTCGGCAAGCGTGCTTCCAGTAGTTTTCCTTAAGCTCAATACCCATGAACTTGCGGCCAAGCTTCAGGCTGCACACGCCCTCTGATCCAATGCCGAGGAACGGGCTCAATACGTGGTCGCCGGGGTTGGACCACATCACGAGAGCGCGCTCGATGAGATCCAACTGGAGCGGGCACATGTGGCGCTCGTCCTGGCTTTCCCTTGCCATTGCCACATTCAGCGTATTGGTCTGCTTGATATCCATCCAGACCGGGCTCGCCCACTTCTGCCACTGCTCGACCGGGAACTCTGCCGGCTTGTGGCCTACGGGGCGGTCATTGTCTCCAGGCGCCCTGAACACACACAGATAGTCAGGCATCCCCATGCGGGACCGGCAGCTATCCTTCTGCAATTGCTTGTAAAGAAGACCAAGCGCCTTGGTCCTGGTCATCTCCACCACTGGATCACGCCAGATGGTAACGCGGGAGTGAAACACCCAACCGGCCTCGACGTGGGCGCGGATGATCTCGCCGGGGAAGTCCTTTAGCCCAATCACCCCGTCCTTCCACTTCGAAGATGGAAGCTCTGAGCAATGGACAGCACTAATCCTTCCCGGCCTTGTGATCCTGAGCTTCTCCTTGATGAGAAATCGATAGTGCTCAAAGAACTCATCGTTCGATGCGCAGTTCCCCATATCCGCCTCACTGTCCGAATAGACAAACAGATTGGCAAAGGGCGGGCTGTAGATTGAGAAGTCGATGCACTTGTCTGGGAGTTGACGTACGACATCGACGCAATCCCCGTTATAAGCAGTCCAGTTGTCACCGTGCATTTCGTTCAAGCAGCGTATAGCCATGACGGCAGTCTCCCGTTGTGTTTTGGTTGATATTTGACTTTGGTTGCAGCCTTTCGTCCGGCTGCACGACGCATCGCCTCTGACATGGCGCGCTTCATGGTCTGGTGATCCTGCGTCTTGCGCTCGATCACGCGCCCGATCTGGTCTTCACCCTCGGCAACGGCCAGATGCACATTGACGGGGTTCTTTTGACCAAATCGCCAGCAACGACGCACAGCCTGATACCAACTCTCGTAGGAAAAGGACCGACCTACAAAAGCCATGTTGCTGACGTGTTGAAGGTTCAGGCCATACCCGCAGATACTCGGCTTGGTAATGAGAACGCGGGCATCTGAATTGACGAAAGAGAGAATGCCTTCCTCTTTCTGCTCGGGCTCCATTGACCCGCGCACTTCAACGGCATCGGGAATTACATCTGCTAGTGCATCGGCCTCATAGTCCGTGTCGCACCAGACGATCCACTGGTCCTTATTCTGGACCAATGCGCCGATGCACTCGGCCCTGGCTATCGCGGTCTCCCGCTTCACCCCGTGCATTTCCGTGGCTGAGTTGCTCCCCAAAGCAAACAGCCCGTCCTTGATGGGTTGTGCGCTTCCCTGCACCCGATGCCGGATGATGTTCATCGGGGGTAGGACGTATTCACTCGCATCATGGCCAAGGTCTGCCGGCGTCTCTGCCATGCGTGACCAAGACGACATCCAGTCCCAGAAGTCAGTCTGCGCGTGGCCCTTCAGTCTCCACGTCTGACTGGCTGTCTCTGTATCGTTCACAAACCAGCGCATGAGCATTTCGCTGGACTGCATGATGCTGAGAAACTCAGCGTGATTGCCAAGCTCCATGTGATCGTTTGGAGCTGGGGTGGCAGTAGCAGCGAGCCTGAACCGATAGTCCTTGAAGGAGTGGATCAGGGCTTGGGATGTCTTGCCCCCAAACGACTTGAGAATGCTGCTCTCGTCCAAGACGATCGTATCGAACTTGTCGAGGTCCAGCTTTTCAAGCCGGTCATAGTTGCAGATGTTGATCCCGGCTTTGGCATCTTTCTGCTCACGGATAACCCGCGCGTCATAGCCAAACCGCTGCGCCTCACGCTCGATTTGCTTGGCCACTGCCAGTGGGGTCAGGATCAGGGCGCTCTTGTTTAGAGCGTGCTTGGCAAACTCCAACTCGCAAAAGGTCTTGCCCAATCCTGTGTCCAGGAACAGGCCCGCCCTTCCCTGCCTCAACGCAAAATCAACGCAGTCGCGCTGATGCGGCTTCAGGCTCTTGTGAAGATCAGGAACATTCTTCAAACCAACGGCATGGACCTTTGGCTGCTTCTTGGAAAGAAACTTGCGATAGTCGTCGTTTCTTATTGCCTTGATCGCAACCTCATACGACTTCCGCGCGTTATCATCTGCGTCGTAGGAGTTATCCGACATTGGCAGCGTCCTCCTTCAGAAGAGCCGCGTGGGTCTTGAGCCACTTGCTGGCGTAGCGGTATCTATTGTACTGCCCATTGCGGAGGAACTTCTTCGACTGCTCCTTCACGCGCCGGATCTGCTGTCTCATCTGAACCTTCGTGGTTCTCTGGATCACGTCACATCTCCCGGATTTCAATGTTGTAAAATGCCTTCATGAGCTTGGCCTTCAGGCGGTAGACATCCGTCCTGAAACCCTTTGAATCAGCGACAACGCGCTGCCCGTTTTCGAAGTAGATGAAGTCGGCGCGGTACTTCGTAATGCGCACTCCATTGTGCTCAATCACGAAGTCCTTCTGCCTTTCCAAGCAGGTGATCTCGCCCGCCCTCTCCCTGATCTTCAGTTCCAGCCAGTGCTTGTATTCACGCTGGGAATCGAAGGTGCCTTCGTCGGTTACGACTTTCTTGTTCTTGTACTTGGAAGGGGTGGCCCGCATGGCGAACGGGGATACGCCACGCGGGCCGGCGCCGCCTGCCGAGGGAGAGGCTGGGGAGCGGCGGCGCATGGGTTCAACCCGCCTTGGCTGGGGCTGTGGGGGCAGGTGCAACGGTCTTAAGCGTCATGGCCTCGCTTTCTCGCTCAGCCGTCACGCATTCATTCCAGAAGCCAATGATGGCGTCGTTCTCGAGCTGCTCGATGGAGTAGACCCCCTTCCCGGCCCAAGGCTGGGCGCGGACGCGGGAGCGGATATCTGCGAGCATCTTTTCAGTAAGTGCAGGCCTTGCCATGGGTGTGGTTTCCTTTGCTTGGGTTTGGTTAGAGAACAGGCTGAGGAATTGGTTCTTCATGTGAGGGCGCCTTCTGCTTGGAAAATTTTGTGTTGGGCTGGACCGCCTGGATCACACCTGCATAGGCAAGGTTCGACGCGCGGTTGTTGTAGCGGTTGCCGTCCAAGTGGATGACGTTGCGGGACCAGTCCCACGGTCCAATGAAGGCTTCGGCAACCAAGATCCGCACAGCATGCGTCCGGTCGATGGAGCCAGCCCACCCATTGAAGACCACGTAGTAGTGGCCGTTCATGTCTCTGCGCTGGTTCAGCAGGATCTTGGATTTGAGGTTGCGCACTAAGCCGTTGGAAGAAATCTCATAAGTCGGGCGCTCGGCGCACATGCGCCACTCAATGCCTTGCTCTTGAGCTAGGTGCTGGACCCGCTTGCGCTCGAACAATGTGATGGCTGAATTGGCCTTGGGAAGAAGGGCCGCATTCACAACCTCCTTCTTCTGGCAGTGATGGATCGCAGTAGTGTGATCTATCTTGAAAAACGACGCGATGTGCGGATAAGACCAGTTGAGGGTCTCTCTCAGTCGGCGAATACAATCACCGCGCGCGAGGGCGATTTGCCTAGATCGGGTCTTGGAGAAGATGTCTTCGAGCGAAACATCGTTCCCCGTCTTGTTGTGCCACCAGATTACCTCACGGCACAGGGCGCGTGCTTTCTCTCGTGGCAGGAGGTTGGCGTAACCACTACGGGCGCCGACCGTCACACTATTATCGCTAAACCTCTGATTAACATTGTCGTGTTGCATCGACTGCATTTCACTATCCCTCGATTTTAGATGACCGCTATTGGTTGTTCTTTTTTTCCGGCTGCGGGTTGCCGTCCGAGAGGCTGAAGAAGTCATCCAGCCCCAGTTCGATATTCCGCTCCCGAGCTGCTTCGATGATCCTTGGGATGTGGCGCGCAGGGATTGACCCACGCGACTTCCAGCCCTGAGCGGTCGTCGGGTGCTTCATGTTCAGTGCGCGGGCCAACTTGGTGAGCCCGCCGAATTTATTGATGATGGTTTCTACTTGCATACGCTGACCATACGCATGCTGCGTAAATGTGTCAACGTGGAAAGCGTAACCCTATTTTGGGTATTTCTCGGGCATGGCAGAAAGGCAGAAGCAGACGGTTTCTCAGGCTCTGGAGGCGCTCCGGGAGCGATCCGGCCTTTCCCTGCGTTCCATAGCCATAGCCATGGGGTTCAAGGGTGCTTCGTCGGTCCAGAGGTATTTCGACGGGACCTATACGAAGGAGTTCATCCCCGTCCCCTTTGCCAGGCAGTTGTGTTCCGCCCTCGTGGGTAGGGGTAATCCCCCCATCAGAGAGGAGGACATCATGTTACTAGCCGGTATGGCTACGCCCGATGCGCCATTGCCAAACGTGGCTGCCGTAACGACATTCCCGCCCCTCAGTACCATGCCTTTAGATGTGCCAATTCGGGGGACGGCCGTGGGTGGGAACGCTGGTGACTTCAGTCTTAATGGCGAGATTGTTGATTATGCACGCCGGCCACCCGGTATTCTGAGAAACTCGCAGGTATTCTGCGTCTTCCTCCGGGGAGACAGCATGGAACCCCGCCTTGAGCCCGGGGACCTTCTCTATGTGAACCCTGCCCGACCCGCCAAGCCCGGGGATGACGTGCTGGTGGAAATGCTCCCCACTGAGCCGGGTGAGCCTGGACATGCCTATATAAAGCGCCTTGAGGGGCAGACCCCCACCAAGCTGATTGTCCGCCAGTTCAATCCTGCCAAACGATTCGAACTCCCCCTCAACAGGGTGGTGCGCGTGTCGCCGATTATGAGAACCGCCGAACTCCTCGGCCTCTGATTCCCTTCCCCAGCCTGCCAAGCCACGCGCTACCCTGCGCGCGCAATATTCTTGCGTAAATTATTTTCGCCTTCTGCGTAAATTCATACGTTTCTCGCGTTGACACCGTACGCAATACGCGTATAGTCATACGCATCAACGCGAGAGCAACACCATGCAGACCACAGCCAACGTCATCGCCGAAGCTTGCAGCGCCAAGAGTGTGCGCGTCCATGCGGATGGGGATCGTGAGTGGGTCTATGTCAACACCCAGACCGACTCCGAAGAAGCCGCCCTTGAGTTTCTCCAGAACACGAGAAACTACCTCCGCTCCTGCGGGTGGCAGGTCTGCGCCTTCTCTAACGGGTTCTTCTTTGTAGGGACACAGAAGATCCACACGGCTGGCATTGATGCCATGCGAGGCTCGGGACCGCGCACTGCGTGGGAGCAGAAGATGATCTCTACCTGCACGGGGTGGGATTGAGCCCATGCAGATCGAAACCAACATCAACGAGCTGGTGCAACTCAGGGAGCGTCTCGGACTGAGGGATGTTTCGTTTCCAGCGTCAATCACATGCCACGGGCCAGGATACTGGACCGTGCAGGTTTCCGAGGTCGGCGCCTGGTTCGGAAAGACCAGCGAGGACGCACTGTCATCCGCAAGGGGTGGCCTTCTCAACATGCTGAACAACAGGAGCAGGTGACATGAACATTTATGTAACTACAGAAACATCCATGACGCCTGTTGAGCGTGCGGAGGCTTTGGTGGCGGGCATCTTCTCCAGTGTGAAGGCTCTGGAAGACTTCATGCGGTCTTACCCGCTGGTGGACTTCAGGGAGATTGAGAAAGACCTGATGGACATTCAGGATCGGGTGGTGGGCCTTGCAGTCAAGGCTGACAAGTTCCGCCGCAATGAGGAACTGGACGCAGTGATCGACGCAGGGGGGATTTCCATATGACCCCCGGACAAGCAAGTGCAACTGCCGTTGCCTGCGCCCTCGTCTTCTGGAGCATGATTGTTTGCTTCAATATTGGAAGGGCTAACCCAGCGACACAACTTCGCTCGGCTTGTGATGTTGCCGACCGCGCTGACCTCAAGGCTGGCTACTATAAGCCGGCACGGGGGCAGTGATGGGTGACGATAACATCGTGCGGTTTTCTCCCCCCTCAAAGAAGCCCAACCCCGAATATCTTCTCAGCGAAGAGGAGAACAAGCGTGAGGCACGGTCGAACCTGGCCGCTGCCATTGCCATGCTGCAGAAGCCTTACGGGGAAGAGGACTTGGAGAAAACCCTCCAGCTTATCAACGAAGCGTGGGGAATTGTCTGCGGGATTTTCATCATGAGGCCCGACCGGTGACCAAGCGCCCGCATATCTCAAACAAGGTTTTGGTCCAGATCGCCATCCAGCAATCCATGAACGGGTGGATCTCCTGCCCCCTGTGCCACGCCCCGCTCTTCCCGGAAGAGCCGCGCATCCTCGAGCACATGGTCCCTCATGAACTGGGTGGGTCATCCGATGCTGAGAACCTTCGCTTCGTTCATAAGGACTGCGCCTCCCGGAAGACAAACGGAAGCAAGGCAACATCTGCCGGCGGAGACCTTCACAAGATCGCAAAGGGCAAGCGCCTGGAGCGGGCAAGGCTGGCTCATGAAGCAGCGGTGCTGGGAAAGACCTTCAAGCCGGAAGAGCCCTACACATTCGTCAAGCGCAAATCGCGTCCCATTCCCTCCCGTCCATTTCCAACAAGGAAGCCACGCAATGGCCACGCCTAAGAAGGGTTACTTCACGCAGGACGGGACGAAGGTTCCTTCTGTCACCACGATTTTATCAAGGTTCAAGGAAAGTGGGGGGCTTCTTCACTGGGCGTGGAAGCTTGGCACGGAGGGGAAGGACTATCGCTCTGTACGGGATCAAGCAGCAGATGCTGGAACCCTCGCCCACGAGATGATCGACGCCTACATCCATAAGCAGCCGATGACGGTTGAGGGGGATGGTGAAGTTGTTCGTCAGGCAAGGAATGCGTTCCAGGCTTACTGCAACTGGGAAGCATCGTCTGGCATCAAGATTGAGTGGACCGAAAGGCAGTTGATATCCGAGCAGCACAAGTTCGGTGGAACGCCAGATGCGTTTGGCATCATTGATAACAAGCCGATCCTATTGGACTGGAAGACAAGCAACAGCGTCTATTCCGACTACCTGATCCAGCTGGCGGCCTATGCCCTGCTCATCAAGGAGAATTACGGAGTGGACGTTCAGGGGCACTACCTCTGCCGCTTCTCCAAGGAAAATGGGGACTTCAGCGTCCACCACTACCCTGATCTTTCCGAGGCGACGAAGATGTTTCTTCTCCTGCGAGAAGCATACGACCTCGACAAAATCATTCGCAAACGCGCGGCTTAATTCGAAGAAGGAGACTGAACATGCAGATCGAAATCACCAATATCTACCCCCCAAAGAAGCCAGGATGGAGCGCCTCCATCAAGGGCAAGGATGGGAACTATTACGGGGTGAAGGAGAATGTGGCGAATACCCTCGCAACGGGTCAGGTCATCACCGCTGACGTTGCCACTAAGGAAAAGGACGGGAAGACCTACAGGGACATCATCAAGATCCACGATGCCGGTCCGTCTGGTTCACCCGCTCCATCTGCACAGCCAGCAGCGCACATTCCATCCGTTCTACGCTATGGGAACACCGACGAAAGCACGGCGGAGCGCATCTTCGTGTGCGGGTTCGTGAACGCGGTATCGCCCAAGATCTACGAGAAGATGGGCAATGTGAACTCGGAGCAGTTGACTGCTCTGGTTCAGGTTGCACGTGTCACGTGGGCTGAGACGTTCGGGAAGAAGGGGTAGCCCGATGAACAAGGTCATGTATGGGATGGCTAAGGCAGCGTGCATCGTTCAGCAAGAGGAGCGCGGCTGAATGAGCGACTACAGCGACCCGTTTGAAAGCCCTTACCTCAAGCGCCTGCGCGTGTGGAAAGACCGCGCGCGGGAGGCTGAGAGACTGAGGACGCAGGCAGAACTGCAATGGAAAATAATTGACGCAATGAACGAAGCAGAGAGCCGTGGATGGGTAACAACGGGTCAGGGCAAAGCAACATGAGCAACCGCCGCCCCCAAAGCGAAATCTACCAAGAAGCCTATGAGCGGTTTGTTTCACTCGACGCTAAAGCCCGGCTTCTCGAAGACACCAAGTCGATATTCTTCGCACAACTCTGCACGGACTTTGCTGGAGACTTTCCAGGCTACAGCGTCAGCAAGGTCGAGATGAAGGTGAAGGCATCCGACCGCTACGAGCAGTTTGTCCGCTCTATGGTCGATGCACGCACCGAAGCCAACAAGGCCAAGGTCGCGGTTGAAGTGGCCCGCATGAAATATTGGGAGAACAGCCAAGATCGTGCTGACGAGAGGTTCACGGCGAGAGGTGCGACATGAGCGTTCTGCTGACACTGTACTTGGCTGGGATGCCACTCGCAGCCGCGCTCATGCTGTGGTCGCTCGTTGGGATAGACGAGCGAAGACTGGCGCGAGCTTTGCACACTTCCGGGGATGGCTGCGCTGGTGGTGTTTGTCGTGCTGTGGCCTGTGTTTTTAGCCATCAGCGTTTATGAAGTTTGGTCGGAGAGGTAGCCGCGTGAAGGTACTCGACCTTTTTTCAGGCATAGGCGGCTTTAGCCTTGGACTAGGGCGCGCAGGAATGCAGACGGTTGCATTCTGTGAAATCGACCCGTTTTGCAGGCAAGTCCTGAAAAAGCATTGGCCCCA